TTCCACATTGGATTGTTTTTACCTTGCTCAATTGACATTTGGCATGGAATTGAACCAACTGAGTCCCAGATAAAGAGTAGATCGTATGGTAAATTACCTTTCTTTTGTTCTGTAAGTAGATCGATAATAAATGATGCAATATCTTCAATTGAATTTAATGAACTTCTATCTCGATAAATAAAGAATCCGGTTTGATCTAAAATTTCACCTGTTTCTTCATCAACTACATCTTCCATTTCGAAACCCATTGTTCTCCAGTGGTTCCAGTCATGTTTCATTTCGGTAATAATCAATACAGGTAAAACTCCCATTTTTTGAGCATTAACTGCTACCTCAATGGTCATAGTAGATTTTCCAGTGTTTGATTTTCCTCGAACCATTGAATTATGACCCATAGGAATACCAGGAATGGATAGTGCTTCTTGTAAAGCCGGAGAAAATGGAATCCATTTTTGCTCCTTGAATTTAACGTTTGACGCTAAACCCTTATTTGCTTTAAATTTGTCTAAACTGAAGGCGGTTTTCAATTCCTTGTCAGCCGCCTCAGTTAATGATTTTCTTTTAGCCATGTTTTAACCTAAATTAAAATGGCATATCATCATCCTCTTCAAACAAATCATCAAATGCTTCTGCTTTTGATTTTTTAGCTGCTGGTTTAGCAGACAAGCTATAGTTTGTTTGAGGTTTTTCCTCTACAGTTAATAAACCATCTGATGGGAATTCTTCTTCTTTTTCTTCTTCAGGGTTTAACCATTCTTGAAGTGCAGCTTTGATATCATCAAATGGAAGTGGTTTGTAAATTTCTTTTGGATTAACTTGATCATCTAACCACAATTCCAATTCTTTATCATCTTCAGACAATGGTGACATTTTCATAGATGGTTGAATTGTTGTCTTGTTATAGACAGTACCTGTTGATTCAGGACCTACAGTAACCAATTTGATATCACGACCAGTCATGATGTCTGTGAAATCGCCTACTTCTTCATCAGCAGCCATTTGCAAGAACGCCTCGTAAATTTCTTTACCAAATTCCCACAAGTGAACACCTTCAGATTCTTGTCCACGAACAATTACAGGAGCAAAGATACGAACTTTCGGATCTAATTTCTTAGCCAAACGCCAGTTTTCTTTGTCATTTGTACCACGAAGTTGTTTTGCAAATTCTGCAATTGGATCTTTCTCACCCCAATTTAAAGGAGAGGCAATTACCTTTTTACTACCAATACCATAGTAGAATTTCATTTCCGTAAATGGAAATTCTTTGTTGTATTTGAAAGGAACAACACGAACCGTTTGTTTACCAACTTGCGGCTTAAAGCGCTTTGTTTGGTTGTTTGAGCCACCACCTGATGAAGGTTGTTTTTGCATTGACTCAAGTTTCTTCTTGATTGCATCTAGATTCATAAATATAACTTATTTTATTGTTTACAACTTAAATATAATAACCTTTATTGGGTAAGCCAAACTATTTTTTTAGATAAATTCTTTCTTCTTCATATTGAGGTAACTCATCTAGAGAAATTTCTTTTCCAGTACTATCTAAAATTTTAAATCCATATTTTTCAGTCATTAATTTAAAAAAATTTAAATCATTTTTTCCAGAAATATCTTCATCTTCTATTTCAAAATCAATCATATCAGCATAAAAAATTACTTTTCCTCCGGGGGAAAGTGCATCATTTATAGTTTTTGTAAAATTTTCTTGATTAGAAATATAATGAGTAATTTTAGAAGTTACAATACTTGAAACTTTTGGAAGAGTAATATAATTATTTAAATCATGTTTAATATAATATACTTCACTATACTCATCACTTAAACCATAATCTACTGCTTCTTCTCCAAATTCATCAGGATCCATAATATCAATATGAACATATCCTTCTTCTTCTGGCATTCCTCCACCTCCCATATTGTAACCTATAATATTTGAAGGAAGGGAGGGTATTATATTATATTGATATTCACCATCAGGAAATGTAAAATGATATATCTTATCAGATGATGATTCATCTAGTTTTGCTTTATATTCATTTTCAGTAATCACACCAGCTAAAAATTGCATTCTTAATTTTTCTTTCATATTTCAACTATCTTAAATATCTTTGTATTCAATTGTTTGATTTCGTTATGCTGGGTAAGTAGGATACAGTTTCTGTAGTGTTGCCAGTTTACTGTATAATTTGTATCAACTACACCACCATTTAGTTTTTTAATTAACTCATTTAGAGCATTAATGGTATATAGTGTGTTTGATTCTTTTTTTCTATGTACTAGAATAGTATTATCGGGGATATCGTTTACGTTACCTTGATCTACATTATATGTAATAACATATTCGTTGTTGCTTTTAACATGCAACACAAACATTTTATCGTACATTATAACATAACGACTTGATAACTCATTAATCAACGCCTCTAAATCTTCGATTGCGGTAAAAGTACAAAACAGTCTATTGTTCATCAATAAGTTTTCAAATGTAAAATCATAGTCGTATTGATCATACATATGTCGAGGGTGGTCCAAAGTACTATACATAACTTTTATTGAATTTCATGGTAATTTTTACCATCTTTTGTTTTAACTTGTAATTGATATTTATTAAATATTCCCAATATTTGAAGCATTACGTCAGGTTCATCTTTATCATAATCAAATAAAAATGAATCGTACACATATAACACGAGTTTAGTATTTTTCCCGCGTAATACTCTAAATATATCATATAATATATTAACATTATTTGCTGTCTCCAAGTTTTGGAGTACATAATTTAAAAGCTTTTGTGGATTCATTTCATCCATCTCTACTCTTACAAACTCATGACCCGAAAGTGGACATATAATTTTTCCTCCATATTGGAATTCATCCCATAATCTATCTGTATAAGCTATAACTCGTCTGAAAAACTCCAAATTTTGATACTCTTTCCAAACTCCTCCATAGATTTGTTTAAACGTAATCTCTTTCGCTTTGGCATAATCAACATCATACATCCTAGCAAACTCCCCATGAATATCAGAGCTATCAAAACTGAAATTAAGTAGATGAGCCAAAAGGGTAGGGTGATAAGCAGAAATATCCATTTCAATAAACTTATCATTACGCGGGATAAAACATTTTCGTTCTCCATTTTCTTTATTTAGTGCTGAAAAGTTAATACCTCCAAAGGTATTTGAGGGTCTTGTTGTTAATGTGTTTAGGTTATATTGCGTGTAGATAAACTCGTTTGGTTGTTTATCGAAGTACTCCTCGAATAATATTGGGTCCACTTTAATGCCCGCTCGTTCGAGTTGATTGAACACCAAGTCTGCCTTTTGGTAGAACGAATTCATTCTCATGTCGTTAAACTTAGAATGATTTTGTTCACATATCTCATAGTGTTTTACGATCGGTACAATAGTGTTTAAGTTAGGTACTTGCGAATACCTGCTGTATAATTGTGTGTGAGCCGTTGTTAATTGAGGTATATACGTATGTGGGGAGGGTGATGGTTGGTAACAGTGCTTAATAGGAAAATAATGTAAAAACTCTTTTCTATCCCTTACGTAAATTCTTTCTATACTGTTTAAAACACTTTCTACTTGTTCTATTGTAGAGTTTATTGTCTCACTATGGTTGATTGGAATGATGTATCCTTTTGTATCCCTTTTTGGTCTAAGGTAAACAGCACATATGTCGTTTTCAACTGGGTGTAAGTTGTGGGAAGTGGGGATTACTTCAACATAAACATCTTGGTGTTTTAGGTTTGCGAGTAATTCAATGTGGTTAGGATCTTCTATCAGCCAATACATGCTGTAAAGATACTAATTATTTTTTAGAAACCCAAGTATTGAGTGTAATTTCCTTTAAAATATTGAGGAAATCCAGTCCAACCATTAATAGAAGCAGCTCTATTTACACTAGATGCATTAAAACCAGCTACTTGAGAAGGATCACCTATTAAAGACCACTGCAATGCTAAAACAGAATATAAATCATATGCCATTGTAGGGTCTTGATTTTTTGTTTTATCATAATCAGCTTGAGAAGTTTCGTAGTATATTAATTCGTTATTTTTCTTACAAAAATATCGCATAAAATAACCACGTTTTTTATCTTCTGCTGTTGGTAAAGTTACACTAAATTGAGGAATACTTCGTTTTCTATCATTTTCAGAAACATAATTTGTTGCTGAGGGGGTGATTGATTCAATTTCAATAGTAGTAGAAAGTTTTTGGCGTAAAGCAACCGATTGAAAAGAAGCATCTGAAAATTCTTCTTCAACAGCATCTAAACCAGGTTCTATAGGTTGAAGTAATATAGAGGGTTTAATATCAGGATTTTTTCCCGTATATTTAGCTCCACTTGAAGTTTTATAGTAATATCCTGTATATTCTTGTTTTGTAGTACTAAGAACATATTCATCACCATTAGTGTATAAATTAGTTTTGACTTGGGATTTTGGGTAATATGCCATGATTATAACTATTAAAAACTATTATTTACTAAATTATAAATATAATCTATTAATGCTTGTTTTGTTGGCATTTGTATGTGAAGGTGATTTGCAAATGCTGGAGGGCTAACATTACTTTGTCTTGCTACTAATTGTCCTTTAGTTACTCTATCACCTACTTTTACTTGGTAAGTATCCATATGAAGTAAATCATATTCTAGTCCGTCATCTCCTTTAATAGTTAAGAATGAGTTTCCACTACTATCAGGAGCAGTTCTTGTTACGGTTCCATTTGCCGGGGATGGGACAAATGGTCTACTTTGTTCAATTCCATTTTCTTTTCTAAATAAGGAAACATCATAAATGTATTTTCCACTCTTAGATTTAGTCCAACCTCCACTTCTAGTGTTTACACTATCTACTTCAGTTACACGTTCACTATGGTGGGCATTTAATCTATATGCAGAACCAATAAATTCTCCTTTATTCCATACTCTCCAAGCTCCTTGTACATTAGGTGGTGGTGATGGAGGTAAACTTGGTGAAGAAGACGGTGGTGCATCAACTTGAGTTTCTTCTGTTTGAGAAGTAAATGATAAACTGCTAGTAATAGTATTATTTATAGGACTTGTTCTTGGAATTAAAGTAGTAGTAATACTAGTTTCCCAATCACCATTTTGAATTTTATGATCTATCCCTGTTACTATAAAATCCGTTGTTTTTGTATAACCCGGAGGAAGAAAACTAGTATCAACAGATAATTCATTATAAATTTTAATTCCTCCTATACCATCCATTGTAAAAGACATATTAAAAGGAATAAAACCTATTGAACCAGCAGAAGCTTTATCTCCATCTTTTTGGGAGACTAATGCCTTGAAGTATTCTGTTGCTACTTCTACATTTTCATTTATACGTGAATCTACAAAATGGGGCATAGTTAGAATTGATCTTTATACTTATCCCAAAATTCTGAGCCTGGGGGTTGTGCGGTGGCATTTTTAATATAGTTATATGCCCATCCAAATACGTTATTAGGGGTTCCATTGTTTCTCATTAAAAACGTTCCACGTTTACCAGTTGGATCATATGATCCTGCTTTTACTTTAGAATTTCTTTGAGCAACTGAACCTTGGCTAATACTTAAAAAATCAGTTCTTCCTTGAATAAATGTTTTAGATGCCTCTTGTTTAGCTGAGTCTTTTAGGGCTTCATAAACACTTTTAAGGGCAGCTAAAGCTTTAGCATCGTCTGTATATGTACCAGGTTTTGTAGCTCTTACTGCTGCAATAGCAGTTGCTTTATCTTGAATATTTTTCCAAACTGTAGCTACTTTTGAAGTACCAGTAGCGAATGCTGGTTCGTATTGGCCATCACTTTTTATAACTCCTGCTATTGATGATTTACTATAAGCTTTTGATCCTACCCTATTATATATAGATTGGGCTATGTCTGCTCTTGCTTGTGCATCTCCATCTTCAAAAAGACATATAGTTAATAAAGACCAAAAATCAGCATCACCCCCGGTTACAGCATCTCCAGTGGTAGATGCAGGAGAAGATACAGTATTATTATTTGTAGGAGCAGTATCTGGTCGAGTTTCTTCAGTTTGATTAGCAAAAGATAAACTACTAGTAATAGTATTATTTATTGGACTAGTTCTAGGAATAAGAGTTAAATTTATATTAGTCTCCCAATCACCATTTTGGATTTTATGATCTACTCCAGTTACTATAAAATCAGTTGTTTTAGTATATCCTGCAGGGAGAAAACTAGTATCTAAAGAAAGTTCGTTATAAATTTTAATTCCTCCTATACCATCCATAGTGAATGATATATTATATGGAATAAAACCTATCGAACCTGCAGATTGTTTTTGTCTATTTTCAGCATCTTTAAAGTTAGAAGAAACCAATGCTTTAAAATATTCAGTTGCTACTTCTACATTTTCATTAATACGTGAATCTACAAAGTGTGGCATATATTAACTTATTTATTGAGGGAAACATTCCCATATTTTACCTGCTCCTTCAATTCCAAAACATCTTGCTGTCCAATTCATTGCTGCTTGGAAATTAGCGGCAGTATCATCTCTATCATCATCTCCTTTGAGTTTAGTCTCAGAATCAGCTGCTAATAATTCACTTTTGAATCTATCGGTTAAACCACTATTCCATCTAGCAAATGCTGTTGCTTCAGTTCCTTTAACATATCCATTAGCTGTTGCTCCAACTGTAATCATTGTGGCGTATTCTGGGGTGATGGCTGTTTTTAAATCAACTTTTCTAACAAATGTTGAAGAATTTTTAGGACTAGTAACACCATTACCATATCCATATAATTGAAGTTTATATCCTGGGTTTACTGGTTCTTTAGGGATAGGGGAAGATTCAAAAATACGTAAAGTATTAGTATCTTCATCAATTACAGGTTCAAGGTTGTTTATACCACCCATTGCTTTATTTATCCCATCACACATGGATTTAATAAAATCATAAACAGAAATATTTCCTCTATCATCTGAATTTGAGGTCATACTTTCTGCTATAAAGTTAAAATTTAAATAAACATTTAAAGCAAAAGCAGTGTTAGTATCAGGTCTATACCATTGTCTTAATTGAGGAAATATTTTTTGTTGCCAAGAATTAGGCCTATCAAATTGATTACGTCTTACTATACATGTTCTCCAATCAAACGAAATTTGTTGAGGTAAACACAACATTAAACTATTATTCTCGTCAGTATCTATGTTAAATATATTTGGATTTTCGTCGTAATTTTTCTTTCCCGTGTTTATACGAGTTACAACTTTTTTCTTAAGTAGATCAAGTAAATATCCAAATCTAATATAATATTGAGGTTTATCTAAATTTAATACAAATGCATCATCATCTTCATATCCTGTTCCTTTTAAAGGGTTGCTAATGTTTTGTGCATTTATAGATTGAGTCGATCTATTAGGAACTTGAGCAAATGAAATTGATATTTTATTTTGGATTGGTCTAGTATCTACTTCTATTAAAGATAATTTTTTTTCTTTTGGAGTAGTTCTTAAAACCTCTTGAGTAGTATCAGAAAAAAGGGCAATAGATAAAAAATTTTCTTTAGTTTTATCAAAATCAAAATCACTATATTTTGTAAAAAATTCATATCTAAATTTAGATACTGGGTTTTCTGATTTGGATAAATCTTTATAATTTTTACTTTGGTCACCTGAATCAATATAATCTTTCCATTCGATGTCACTGAATGTTTTGGTTTCTGTAAAAATATTTGCTGTTCTCTTAGATTTAAAAACTAATCTAGCTCTTTCTATACCTCCTCCAATTTCTTGTACATCATATCCATATCCTTTATAGTATTCTGGGTCTCCATTAGCTTCTGTATTTGTAGAGGCTAATTTTTTAGCTTCATCAAATGTTAATTGTCTTGCTGCTACACCAAAAAGACCATAATATCCTTCTTTTAAGTCATCAGGACTAATAAATTGGCCAGTTTCATCATTTTTCCAACCAACAGTATATGTTAAAGTCAATTGATGGTCAGAAGTAGTAATTACATTACCTCCTATAGTTAATAATCTTCCAGGATATGCTATTGGTTGATCTACTCCAGATGTATCTTTTGTAGAAATTGTTATTTTAGTTCCGGTGGGGTTTTGGTTTAATACTCTAAGAGTATGAAGTAAAGATAAAACAATATTATCTTTTCTATGTTGATCTAAAGTATCATCTTCTGTTAACCATGCTGTACCATTATCATTAACAAATTTCATTGTATTATAGGCAGCAGGTACATTAACTTTTAAAGATTCAACTATATCTCCTAAACTAATAATAGTTAATTCTATACTATATGAACCATCTGAGTTGAAAGACCAGTTGAAATTAGAAACTTTACCTAGTAAAGCATCAAAATTTCCATCATATAATTCTCTAACTTTAGATATTTGTCCTGTAATATCAGCAAATGATCTTTTTGAAGACCAAGTTGGATTAAACCATAGTTTATTATCTTCAATAATAGAAGTATACATTTTTTGTAACTTACCATTTTTATCAAGATAAATAGAATTACCCCATTCAATTAAAACCGTATATCCTAAACGCATATATAATAAGTCTAGAACGGCAAGTTGGTTTCTAGTTTGGGCAGTAAGTTTAACTGTAGCTTTTTTTAATGAACCACGGTTTAAAGATTTTACTTCTAAACTTTCTACACCAGGCATTGGTACTATTCCAAAATCAGGGTCTGCAGTATACGCTCCATTAATTCCTATAAAATCAGATTTTTGGAATAAAACGCCATCTGTTCCTCCTGATGAATTTGCAATTTGGGACATATAAGAGATCCCTCCAAATAAAACATGGTTTTTTGCAAGACCCATTCCTTTTAAAATGTCTAAATCTGCCCCACTATATCCTATTTCTTTTAATTTAGCTTCAGAAACAGAAACCCCCGAAGCCATTTTAATAAAAGCATTTCGAGAATTAGTATAAATTAAAGTTTCGTCTGTTCTTAACAAATCAGAAGAAGTTCCACTACCATGAGCTTTTTGTCTAACCTCTATTTGTTTTTGAACATAACCTGGAATTTGTTCTCCTACTAGTGCCATAACTTTTTAAATTGATATGTTATTCAAATTTTGAAAATTTGATATTATAGTTGGAATTCTTGCTGGTGCAGGAATTCTAATTTGGGCTCCAACGTTTGGATATAAAGTATCATTGGGTTGGGATGGATTTGCTCTACTAATTACCCACCATAATGTAGTATCACTATAATAAGTCAATGCTAAAGTATCATATCTATCTCCTTGACCTGTATATAGGTAAATATCTGAAGAAGAGGGTTGTATTAGAGGGTATTTTATATTAGTATACCTTCTATTTGTATTTTCTGCAGTTTTAACTATTTGTGCTACGCTATATCTATTCATATTATTATGGTGTAAATATACTTCCTTGATTTCCTAAAGCCAAATTTGGATTTGAAGGTGCTGAAGGAGGAGTTGTTGAAACTGGTGAAGAAAATATTCCTTGATCTAATGGGGATGTAAAACTAGATGCTTCTTGTTGAGTTACAGGTCCATAAGCAAGTTGATTTGTTTGTTCATCAGTTAAAGATGTTCCTGGGGTTGTTTGTTGATTTGGGGATAATGGTTTGGTGTCATATCCATTAGTATTTTGATCTTGGAGAGCAATATATCTTTGTGGTCCATATGATGGATCTTGATAAATAATATTATCTTCAGTAAATGTTTCAGGATTTGGTATACTCCCAAGTTTTGTAATTTCAGGTCTAAATCTATGAATTGGAGTGAATTTAATTTTAACTTGAATCATATGAGGAACTTGTTTAACAAATTCATCTGGGGTAGAGGTATCAAGGGGAAGATTAATTTCCCAAGGAGATTCATCAGGAATAGATAAATCTACTGAAGAAATAAATCCTGGTTGTTCCCAAAGCCAGTTACCTAGAGTTATTCGAGATAAATTACCACGAATAAACCCATTTGGAGAGTAACTAGGAGCCATTGAGGATGCTAAATAGTTAAGCTTTTTATATATTGGTAAAAGTTCTTGTTTTGATTGAGCAGCTACAGTAAATCCAATAGATACATCTCTTTTAAATGATTCATACTTATAAAAACTTTCTGCTCTACCCATATAATTTAGTGGTTTCCAATCAGCACCATATGAATCAGAAAACTCATCTAAAAATACTCTAAAGTGAAGCCAATTGAGTGATATATCTGAATTACCAATAGTATCATTATCATAAATTCCTATACGAAAATCAACGAGGTCTTTTACAATTTCATTATTAGTAGAATTAGTACCTTGGTATATAGGAACAGCATTGATTAAATCTGTTGGGCCTAATACTCTTCCGGCAGTAATATCTTTTTTACCGTCTTTATAATTTTTTCTATTTCCTCTAGCACCTGCTCCTCTAAAATTAGTTCTTTTTTCAATATTACCTGTGTTAGAACTTCCTAAAACATAGCTAGGAGACTTACTTAAAAATATCTGTTGACCTAAACTTGCTTCTTCTACAAGAGATTTTCTAAAATCTTCACCTATTGTTGGAGTTGTAGAATTATATTTATCATATGAAGAAGAAAGAGCAAAATCTTTTCTATCCCAAGTTAATGGGGTTGGGGTATATGTACTAATTCCAGATGCATCTGAATAGTCTTTTTTATTAGAGAGTGTAAGTAAGGGGTTTTGGCCTGTATTATCTGTAGCATATTTTATTTTAGTATTTCCTACTCCTAAAAATGAATCAGGACCACCACCATAAGACATAAAATAACCTGTATCTTGAGTTATTTTATACGTTGAACCAACATTTAATGTATCAGTTTCAGCAACAGTTATGTATGATAATTTACTTAATTTAATTAAGCGATTATTTTTATCAGTATTGTCTTTAAGTTGATTAGCAAATATAGCTTGTTGGTATGTCCTAATACTTAAATCTTCAACAGTTCCTGTAGGATCTATACCTTGTTTAAGTAAATGACCTTCAATTACACTTAAAGCAGCTTGACCTATAGTTGATGCAGGAGTATAAATACCCCCATTTACATTTCCTAAACCATAAGCCACTCCGTAAGATGCTTCAGTTTTAACAGCTACTCGTGAAAGTAAATTTTGTTTAGCTATAAAAAGTTCTCCTGTTGAACTTCTATTATCTGTAAAAAATTTTGTTAATCTTAAAATATCATCTCCTGCTCTAGTTAATCCAAAAGCATTTCCTCTATTTAAAAAATCAAGACCCCAAGATGAAGGATTATATCGTATATTACCTGCTGCATTTGCAAGAGCATCAAAACCAGGAATTAAAGAAAAATCATATGGATTTGGATTCGAAGTTAATTTATTTAATTGACCATATGTTACTCCTGAATCAGGGAGTGGGATTTTAATATAGGGTTGGTTTGAGTCTCCATAACCAATTCTTTTTTGTCCAAATGAAGTAGGTGTAGATACAGCATTTGGGTTTGGGAAACTTTTTTCCGCATAAAATTTAAAACTCCCAGGAGCAGTAAGTATTTGAACAAGTCCCATATGTTATTGAAAAGATGAATCTTCGTATCTATTTCCTTCTATTGAAGTATATTGTAATTTATAATTTGGATCCGCTCCTTCAGGATCATTAAGATCTAATGTAGATGGTTGTGGTATTGGATTAAATACTCCATCCTGGTATAAGGAATAATTTTTGATGGTTTGCATACCCGTTTGATCTAGTTTTCCTGTAACAGACCAACCTTCAGAATTACTTTTAGGGTTATAATGAAGGGTTGATAGCTTTGTAGCTAATGGGTTTATTTGGGGAGTAGTACCATCATATTCTGTTAAACCTGATCCTTCTGTAGAAAATCCAGGTAATAAGGTCTCTTGGTTTAATGGAGAAATATTATCACCATTAGATGGGTTTGTTGGGTTAGCTCCATAAGCTAGAGTTGACCCTTGTTGTTGTAACAAATCCCTTAAACCCATAATTTAATTATTGTGGTGGGTTTTGTAAATAAGGAGTTGCACTTACACCATTCAAATCTAATTGTGAAGGAGTAGGTAATGCATTTGATACTCCATCCAAATAAGCGTTATAATTTGCATTTACTTGGGTTTGGGCAGAGCCATTTAAAGAATATCCTGCAGTTCCTCCTGCACCAGCATGTAACTGAGATTGATTAGTTGCTAGTGGGTTAGTTGGTGGGTTAGTACCATCATATTCTGAGTATGCTGATCCTTGTTGTTGTAATTTAGTTAAAAGTCCCATAATTATTTTGTTTATAAATATTAAATATTATTGCATTTTGAAACTGTTTTTAGCAGATTCAACTCCTTGGGTATTTGGTTGAGCACCTGTTGTAGCTTCAATTACTTTTTTACCATCAATTGAAACATTTACAGGACGAGCTGCTAAAGCCATTATTGCTCCTTTTAAGTCAGCTATTTCTCTAGATGAATTTCCACCTCCTACTTGAACTGCACCTTTAGGAGCAGATACCATATCGTTTGCTTTAAATAAATCAGTTCCTGCTACAATAGTATCTTTATTATTAAATGAAACTGCACCTTCAGGCCCAAATAACATTCTATCACCATATCCGCTACCACCTGAAGAGGGTGAAATTATACCGTCATTCATAGTATACATGGCTAATGCTGTTAAACCCGCACCGAGTAATCCTCCTACGGCAGCAATACCTAAGGGTCCTAAGCCAGCAGCCATTTTATATGAACCACCAATAACATCTGTATAAGCTTCTTTCTTTTCTACGGCAAATAATGCTTTAGCAACAGATATAGCTTTACCAGCACCTGAGGTGAAGTCCATGATTCCTTTAACTAATTTAAGAGCCATGATAGCTCCCATAGCTACTAAAATTCCTTTTATTAATCCAAAATTATCAGCTAAATTTGTAGCAAACTTAAGGACTGCTTTTAGTTCTTCTTTATATTTTTCCATCGAACCTATAGCTAATATAATAGAATCATTAGCTTGTTTTTGGGCATTAGCAGCTTCTTCTTGCATGCTAGTTTGCTGGAATTGTTTGGCTAGGGATTCATCACCTAATTCAGCTAAAAATTCTGCTTCTTTCCCTTCAGCTTTTGCTAAATTATATTTTTCTTGAGCATCTTCAATAGAGGAAGCACTAATATTTTTTAATGCTTCTTGGTTAGTTAAAGTAGTTGCTAATTCTTCACGAGTCATTCCAACAGATTTTGCAATTGCATCTTGTTGGATTCTATTCATTTCTTGGAATTCAGCAGTACTACCAACATTTTTCTTTATCTCATCTGATAATGTTGCTAGGTCGTTATTTAAAGCAGCTTCACGAGCTTTTTCTAAATTTAATTGTTTACCTGTTAATAATTCTGCACTTAATTCAGATTCAATAGATTCTTCAAAGTTAAGAATACTTCCTGCTATATCATCTACTTTACTTAAATCAGATCCTAGTGCTTTAGCAGCCGCAACAGATTTAGCTAATCCTGCAGCTCCACCAGCTGTAGATAATTTAATAGCATTTGATAATTTAGATACTTCTTTTAAAGCATCTTTTTCATTTAATACAACTCCTCGTTTAAGACCTGCTACTTTATAGTTGGCCATCAAATCTTTAGTTGCTTTTGTAGCAGATTGGTTTGTAGCTAAAGTATAATTAAGTATTCCTTGAGATTCTTCAGCAGTTAACCCAGCAATATTCTCTAATTGAGACATTAATGCTACATCCTCTTTAAGAGCACCAGTTAATTGTTCAAATTTTATAGAAGTTCCTAAGTTTTTATTTAACTCTACTACTGTTTTATTTAAATCTTCTGAGTTATCATAAGCGCTTTTGGAGGATTTAGCAAAAGCGGCCATAGCTTTGTTAGATCGTTCTGCTTCTCCGTATGTTAAATTCATACTTTTAGCAGTATCACCTAATCTTGCATCAAATTCAGTAACACTACCTACAATAAACCCAATAGCTTTATTTATTAGTTGAAGTGGGTTAAACATTCCTTCTAAAGGAGAGTTTATCTTATCTAAAGATCCCCCTACCTTATTTAACATTTCAAGACCCTTAGCTTTTTTAGCAGCTTTATCAAGACCTCTTTCTAAATTTCCTATACTACCATCTATATCACTTAAAACATCATCCGCTTGTTCGTATGCTGTAACTTGGTCTGAGAGTTGTTGGTTAAGGGTTTTATTAGAGGTTATTAATTTTTCAATTTGCTTTTGACGTTTTTGATCAGTTCCATAAGTTTTACTTAGGAGATTTAATCGAGCAATTTCTTGATCAGTAGCAGATTTTTGTTGTTGGTTTCTTTGAATCTGTTTAAGTAAACTTTCTTGGGATAATTTAAGATTTTCCTTTTCTATTTTAAGTTTTTCAGAAAGATTTTTTAGTTGGTCTGAAGATAGTTGGTTGGTTTTATTTTGGTGGGAACTAAATTCAGATGCTAAGTCGACTAGACTAGCTAAAGAATCTTTAGTAGATTTAAAGCCATCACCCATTCTTTTGATGTCATTTTCGGCTTCTTTCATGGCGGCTTTTACCTCGCCTAAAATTCCCTTAAGTTCTTTAGCATCATCGTTAGCAGCCATGTATCAAATATTTTGTTATAAATATTAAAAGTGCAAGCTTTTATTGATATTTAACAGGTACTTTACCTTTTGGAGTTGCCCCCATATCAAATGTTTGAGTTTCAGATGTATTTTTTCCTGTTCGAGATCGTTTTGATGCTTTCTCGTTTGCCGCTTTTTCTTCATCATAGAATTGTTTCATTTCATCAAAAATAAAACGACGAAGATAAACTGGCATATTATAGACAATAGGCCAGCTGTATCCTCCTTTTCCAAAAAAGCAAATTTGATGTATCTGTTTATAGATGGCTACTTTGGCCTTATTAGCTTGATCAATCGACGTCAGGCCAAAAAAACTTAATCCCAATTGGAATACTGACTCTATCCGAATCTCCGGAGGGAAAAAAAGTTAGATCTACATCTGGTTGAAATTTTTTAATATGAGATCTTAATGATTTAGCATCTCGAGCTAGTAAGTGTTTATCAACAAACTCTCGAATTACTTTAGATTCTCGATTTCCATCTACTGATGTAATCATATATTTTAAACGAGTAGATAATTCGGGTGAATTTTCTTTATTAATCTTTTTAAGACCATCTAATTCACGAGTGATATTATTTTCGTCTTTATGTTGAAGTAATTTGAAAGTGATTTCTGTTTTAGAGAATGGGAATGTATAAGCAAATTCATTTACCCCTTTTGTAAACAAAGATTCATCTAATGGTTTACTATCTAATTGAGATAAATCAATTGTGTAACTTTCACCTTCATAGTCAAATGAATATTCTGGGCCATATCCTAAAATACGAGAAGCAACCATAATTGCGTTTTTATCTCCAACAATTAGATCATCATAATTAATTGGAGTTACAATTAGTGCTTTTAATAGTTTATCAATTGCAGTACCGTTTTTGATATAGTTTGCGTTAAGTAGAATATCCTCTTCTTTTGCAGTCATGTATTTCATTTCAACATAACCTTGAGCAAGTGGACTTTCAGTGGGATAAACTAAACCTTTTGAAGGTAATTCGATTTTTTCAGTTGGTACTTTAAATTCTTCCATAATTTTTATTTGTTATAACTTATTGTCTTATATAAATATATTAAAGGGCAGAAATATTATCGGAATTTACATTAAATGATAATACTCCTTCTACTTTCAATATTGCTTTACGTATGTCTTCCATTTTTGAACGATCAAAACCACTAGTTGCAATCCATGGGTGACCATCAACTTTTACAGTCATGATCGATTGAAATTTTTCTGTATTTTGTTCACTGTATTCCATAGGTTCTTTTACAGATGCTACTGTAACACCAGGGATTGAGCGAATATCAGAAAATATTTCTTTTTGAGGGCGCTTTTTAATGTTGGTAATAAGCATACCTACCATTTTAAATTTGTCTTGGTATTCCTCGTTTAGTCGCTTACTAAGCTCCTCTTTAACTAAAGTACGTAAGTTGTCTAGCTTCATATGGTTATAAATATAGTAAAAGAAAACAAAAGCCCCAAATTTCTTTGGAGCTTTCATTGTATTTGTTGTTTAACCTAATATTAATAGTTCAATACGCAGTAATCTGGTTGTACTTCAACTGAAATGTTTACTGGTGTTCCATCATCATCGTAGCTATAATCACCAAAGTTAACACTTGTAATAACGGCTCCTTTAATAATCCATTCAGAAACGATATCACCTACAGGTCCGATTACGTTGAACGTAATATCTTTCTTATAGAAATCAGAATAACCATCTCTACCTGTTACTGATTCGTGTCCTAAACGTACCCATTCCATTACTGCTTGAGCACCACTTGGAGTAATTGCTTCATACAATGTAAATGAAATTGTACCCCAAACGGTTTTTCCTTTTACATATCGTTGGATGTTGATATGGTTAAGGGCAACTGCTGTTTGAGTCAAGTTGACTGCACTTACACCTTTAACTAAATAGGCAGGAACACCATCGATTGTAGCTACAAAGCGGTTACTTTGTTTTGGCTCAAACGGGGTAAAAAATATTTGATTCTGATCTAAAATTGCCATTTTATATTATTTAATTCTTTTATTATAAATATCTAATTTTTTAGTTTTTACCCTGGGAATTCAGCTCCTGTAGGCATTAAGATAAAGTCTAGTGAGATAAATTCAGCTGTACGTGTTGGTTGGATATAAATTTGACCTACTAATTGGTTTTGATCAATTACTGCTGGTCCGTTATTTGTATCATCCATTACTACTTTAAATGCGTATAAACCTTGTTTTTGTTGAATTGATTCCAAATATGGAGTAACTCTTGAAGTAAATGCTATTCTTGTAGTAATTGTATTTTGTTCAAACACGATCGTATCTGCAATTTGACGAATATATGATTTCAATTCAATCATTAAACGACGTACGTTTACACGATCAAGAGCAGATTGAGCTTTTTGTAATGTTTTCTGACCATATACTACAACTCCTTGTTGAGGTAGTGTTGCAATAGGGTTAATATTATTGCTGTATAACGTGTCACGATTACCTTGTGTCAATTTCAGTTCAGCTTGGAGAACTGTGCTTAATCCACCGCGGTTTATACCTGCTGGAGCAAACCATGGAGCTGATACTTTATCGTTAAACGCATATACACCTGGGATTACTGTTGAAGCAGGCACCCAAACATGTTTTCCTGTTGCTGGGTCGATAATACGAACCCAAGGCCAATATGTTGTGGCATATGAAGTATCACGTGTGTTTGCTTGTTGAATTGCTGATGCAATAGGACTATTATATGTTGTTAAATCCATTACATATAAATTATCTCCTCTTGAAATTGTATTTGAGATAATATTTGTAACTTGTGCAGTGTGTTCGCTATTTAACAAACCAGGAGTAAATAATACATTAAATTGGAATGCTTCAGGATTACCAAAAAGTGTAATCATGTTATTATAGTCACTACCACTTAATCCTTGTGTAGATGAATCAATTCGGTCATATAACTTAATATTATTACTTACAGTTCCTGAAGCATTAGTAAATGCACCACCCGCTGAGCCACTTCCATTTAATGGGATTGAAGCAGTATATGCAGTTACTGGGGTTCCTGTGGAAGTGAAGTAATTTGGAGTTGGATAATTAACAGATTTTACACGGACATAACGTGAGCTGTTTGGATAAGATCCAGATACTTCCATTTGTTGAGTAGCACTATTATAATTTAATTCTTGATCACCAATTACAGCAGCAATGTAACGACTTGAATTTGGATCTAATGTTAAGTTATTCCATGCTTCTAATACTACTTTATTAGTAGGAATATCATTACCACGACGAATTAATACATTGAATGTACCTGATCCAGTATTTGCATTTGTAATTTCCCAACGAATATTATCAGCTGATCCTGAAAGTAGGGATCCTGAAGACATGGATCCTGAATTATTCATAATTTCTCCTTCAGAAATAGTTTCTAAAACAAATGAAGCTGATGTTGGGTGAATAGAGTTAAGAATTGTAGTACTAACTGCAGATGTATAAGAACCACTTGCTACACGAGCAACTAATAATGAAGTTCCTCCATAATTAAAATAATTGTAAGCAGCAATTGAAGTAAGGTATGAATAAGAATTACCACCACTAATGAATGTATCTCCAAACAATGTTACAAAGTCTGAATAGGTTGTTACAAGTGTTGGTTTTTCAACAGGACCTTTAACTGTTGGGCCTATAATAGCAGCACCTGCTTGAACTGGTTGTCCAGTTAAGAATGTGTTGTCTATTTCGCTAATTGCTACTCCAGGAGAAGTTGTGAAATTTGCCATCGTATTTTTTTATTATAAATATCTAAAGTTTCCTTAAAATATGCTATTAAGCAGGAAACGTTGCACCAGTAGGTAATATATTGAAATCAAGTATGATATATTCAGCTGTTCTAGTAGGTTGTAAATAAATTTGACCAATTATTTGATTTTGATCTACAACACTAGGTGGATTATTAGTTTCGTTTATTACTACTTGAAATGCTGTTAATCCTTGTTGTTGTTGAACTTGTGATAAATACGGATTAATTAATGATAATAAATTACTTCTAGTTATTGCATTGTTTTGTTCAAATACAAACGTATCGGCTACTTGAGAAATATAGTTTTTAAGTTCAATTAATAAACGACGTACATTTACACGATCTAAAGCACTTGATTTTTTCTGTAGAGTTTTTTGTCCAAATACTGTTATTGCAGATCCATTAGCGGTAGCAATATTTGCAATTGGATTTATATTATTTTTGTAAAGTAAATCTCTATTTCCTTGAGTTAATATACGTTCTGTTTTAATAACAGATGTCATTACCCCACGATTAATACCAGCAGGTGCAAACCAAGGATAAGCAATAGCATCATTTTGAGCATATACTCTTGGGATTAATGTTGTTGTAGGTACCCACACTTGATTAGATGTATTTGGGTCTACTGTGTATAACCAAGGCCAATATACTGCGGCATATGAAGTATCTTTAGTTTGGGCACTAGAAACTACTGGGTTAATGTTTGATCCATATCCGACTACATCGGTTACTACCATTGAATCTCCTCTTTCTTGAACAGTAGTAATCATTTGGTTTACTACACTGTTATGTAAAGGGAATTGAGTTGGGTCAGCAATTAAACCAGGAGCAATTAACAAATTATATTTAAATGCATCTTTATTTGCTAATAAAGAAATAGATTCAGTATAATCATTTGCAGTTAAACCTTGAATGTTTGTATTTGAAATTTTTTCATAATACGCTGCAGCAACACCTGTAGGGATAATATTTCCTTTAGCATCACCAAATACTCCACTTTGTGTAGTAGGAATAGATCCAGTATATTCATTTTTTGGATTTCCTACATTATCAAAATAATTTGGAGTAGTTTGATTTACTTGTTTAACACGAACGTAAGCAGATTGGTTTGCATAACTTCCAGACATTTGAATATAATATTCACCATTGTCTACTTGAATAGTTTCAACCTGGTTTCCAATTACTTTTTCAATATAATTTGAAGCAAATGGGTCCAATGAAAGTGGACCCCAAGTTTCTAAAGTAGATTGTTGAATATTTGAATCATTTCCTTGACGAATAACAAGTGAAAACGTTCCATTATTTGTATCTGGGGATACAATTTGCCATCTATAGTTTTCATTTGATCCACTCAATAATGTACCATTTGAACCAGTAGGTCCGGCACTATTCATAATAATACCTTCAGATATTGTTTCTAGTACAAAAACATTAGTATTATAAGGTGAACCAACTGAATGGGCGGAAGCAGAAATAAATGAAGATGTTGCAGGGGTCCAAGCGGTTGATGTACTACCACTTACTACACGGGTAACTAATAATGTATTTCCACCACCAGCAAAATAATTATATGCTGCAATTGAAGTTAAAAAAGTATAGGTGTTACTTCCACTAAGGAAAGTAGCACCAAACTTATTTAAATAATCACTATATGTAGTTACTAGAGTAGGGATTCCTACTTTACCTTTAACGGTTGGTCCAATGATAGCAGCACCTGCTTGTACAGGTTGTTGAGTTACAAATGATTGATCGTTCTCTATTGCTAATACACCAGGTGAGACAATTGTTTCTGCCATTATAAATTATTTTATTATAAATATGGTGTATTTACAACTAGATTACTCTGCAGCTGTAATTTCGCCTGTTTCTGGGTCGATAGTACATTTACCATAGATATCAAATACATTTTTGGTGAATTCTTTTTCTTGTTCGCCCAATTCTTCTAAAAATGTTTTAGCACTTTCGTGGCGTTTTTCTAGTTGAAGTTTAACTAGTTCAATTTCACCTAACTCACCAATTAGAGCACGGGATTTTTGTTGGATTTCTTTGAGGGTTGCTTGTTCTTCTTCTGTTAAGAACTTTTTTTCTGAAACAATTGACATAATTTAAATTTGTTTATAAATATGTTATTTTTTATTTCCTATTCGAATGTACTTGTACCAAATACGTTCATGGAAAAAATACAATGTAGGTTTAATTAATAATTCTCCTACACCAAGTAATGAAGACAATTCAAGTGATGCACCTAAAGAATAAGCAACAAACACTGTTGTTAACGTATCTAAAATACGGTATGAAAGCGTTTTTAAGATGTGGCGTGTCATTGCCGATTTTTTATCTTCTTTCATAATTTACCTTCTTTACGCATTTGCTCTCTTACTTTTGTAGCAGATATTTCAGCTACCTCTACAGGAGGAATATGCTCAATAATATCATAGCCCACTCCTCTACCAAACTCCACTGAACATATGTCAGGGATGATGCTGACTTTAATTCTGCCTTGGCCACATAGTTCTTTATATTCATTTCCAATATTTTTAAGTACTTCTTGAGCATCAAATGGGTTTGATTCAGTTGTTTCAACATCTCGGATTGCAATCCAAACATTTTTTCCTTCATCTAAAGCTTGTTGGAATAGAGCTTTATGCCCATCATGTAATGGTTGCCAACGACCAATAAATAAAGCGTATTGGTTTGGTTTAGATTGTAGGGATGATTGTACGTGTACTTTCTTGGTCCAATTTTGCATAACTTTTAATTTTGTTTAAACATTCTTCAACGGAAATATTTGTAGTATCTATATCAAGATAATTTTCTGTTGGTTGTTGATAGTTTTCAACATGGAAATTTTCTCGTCCTCGTATTTCAGTAGTATGAACATAAAACTCTTTTAATGAGTCTCCAAGTTTTGTTTTAAATTCTTCACGTTGATCTTTGTATGGTGAAACAAGGGATACAACTACGTTGTTTCCTTTATTGTAAAGAAAATGAGCTAGTTGTTGCGCTAGCTCAATATTTTTTCTTCTACCAGTTTCACTATAATCTTTGTTATCGAAAATGGCACGTAAATCATCTCCATCAATATGGAAAGTGTTGTCCATTTCTTGTTTTAAAGCAGTTGCTAAAACAGTTTTACCTGCTCCAGGCTGTCCGGTAAACCAATAAATCATAACTATTTAAATTTTGTATTAATTGTTCCAAGGAACTCCGTTTGAGTATGGGTTAGCAATTGATGCCGAATATTGTGTTTCAGTAGCTAAAGTAACATCTGCTTCAATAGCTACTTTTCCATCACCTAATCTAGTAAATACCCAATTCAATACATCATCTTGAGTAAGATCCTCGTAAGGGATATAGCCAGGCTCATCTACACTTCCAGAAAATGTCATATCGCCTACTTTTCTATTGATAAAACTACCTTCCTGTGCTTGAAAGATATAAGTTGCTTGTACTACTAAACCATCATCGGTTAAGCGTTTCATACTTGAAATTGTCCATCCTATTGTCATATTGTCTTTTGTTTATAAATATTAAGCGTATCCGAAATATTCGTAGAACCATGTATAATTACTACGAATCCATGCAGCTGCACTTTTTCCTAGTACTTCGTTCCAATCTGGTTTTACTGGGGTTAGTTTTGGTTTAATTGTATGGTCTCCATATGCGCCATATACTTCATCATCTTCTTGGGTAATTTGTTGGATGTTATCAAAGTCATGGGTGTATGAAGGAATGTCTAAATATTTGTAGATTCGATCCATTTCACCTTGTGGGTTTTTCATTAGGTCTTCATATTTCACAAATAGCATTTTTTGGTCATTTCCTTCTTTTACTATTTGATATAAACGCTGTAGTGCCATTCCCACAGGGACACCTGCTGCCCACATATCAATGCGTTGTTCGGTGGTTACACCTGCCATTTCTGCATGGTTAACTATACCTTTGTCTTGTTCGGGGTTTTTTCTAAAGTTTTTTTCCATAGAAGAAAATATAGCTCTAGGATCTCGAATCATACATACAATTTTTGGATCTGGGTAGAAGAAATCTAGGAAATCTCTATGATAGCCCCATCCTCTACTTTTGTCCATTATATATGGTTTGTCTGTTACTGCTTTAAAAAAACCAGTAACGCCATCATGGCAGAATTGTTTAAATCCTTCTCGCATCAAATCAGAATCTTGTGCTTTGAATTCAGCTGATGTTGAATAGTTGTTACGGGCAGCATAAACGAGTTCTAGAACACCAGAGGTTGGTGTAACATAAAAATCGGGGTTCTGTCCTAAAACATTTTGTAATAGGGTTGATCCTGCTCTAGGCAAGGATGATTGAAAAAATAACTTTTGCATTATAAACTTTGTCTTGTTAGTGATTTTGTAATTGTATCTATGTCAAATAAATCTCCTTTAAATGGATAGTCATGTAATTGACCTTCAAAATCATAGTCAAAGAAATAACTATCCGGAAGTTTTTGATCTTCAGGAATTTCAGCAACAATATTATCGTGTAGATCATATCCAAATACTTTTGGAGATGTTCCAACCCACAATACAGTTGAAGGTAAATTTAAAGCAGCTGCGGCATGTTGCAAAGATGAATCAATCAATAAACGTTTTTCAGAATACAACAATACAGAAAGCAATTCCATTGAAGTCATTTCATTTGTAACTTCAATAGCACCATTAGCAACTGGGGATCCAGGTCTTGTAATTTGATATATTGTGTATTGGTCTTGGTATTTGTCTACAATTTGTTGAGTAATGTCAAATGGAATATCTCTAGTCCATCTATAAGGTAAACCACTTTCGGAATTAAGTAGTCCTCCATTTGATTGAATCACAAATATAGGTTTTTGAGATTGCCATGTTCTACTATATTTTTGTAACTCTCTATCATTGAATGATAGTTCAGGTTGTTCACCATTATATTCTAAATTATATAACTTGCACCAATTTTCAATTAGTGGAAGTGTTTTATGAATATGTTCTGTTGTGAAATATGGTTCGTGTTTGAATATAAGTGTATCTTTTTGATCAATATAATCTTTATAGAAATATGGTGTGACACCTATTCTATATACACGAGACACAAAATCTAAATTTAAAAAGGGTTGTGGGTAAGCACAAACTATGATAAGTTCACGATCGGGATGATTTTTCTTAATACAACGTGCAACAGCAGTTGCAGCAATATGTTTTCCTAAACCACCTTCAATGTGAAAAATTGAATATTTTTTTTCCATAACAAATTTAATATAACTACAATATAAGAACTATTTTTTAAATATCCAAATTGTTTTAGACAATATTTAAAACTCCACCATTAGACCAAACAGAACCAGCAGGCAAACCAGCTGCAGATGTTGGGACATTTTTAATAGAAAGATTATTTACAAATGTTGTGCAAACTCTATCTGTTGTAATCTGTGTACCTACTATAAATGAACAAGCACATGATGCAGTATTTCCGCACCCACCTAAAATACCTGAATATGTTCCTGATGCTGTATTAGTTCTTCCACCACCTACTGTTGAACGAGTACCAGATGCTGTGTTGCAATATCCACCACTAACTGTTGAAAAACAATTAGAAGCTGTGTTTGAATGACCACCACTAACTGTTGACCAATAACAAGATGCTGTATTAGCAATACCACCACCTACTGTTGAATTATAACCAGATGCTATGTTTAAACGACCACCACCTACTATTGAATAATTTACTAAAGCTGTATTACATCCACCACCACCAATTGTTGAATAATAACCAGATGCTGTGTTGCAATATCCACCACTAACCGTTGCATATAAATTAGAAGCTGTGTTTGAATTACCACCACCTACTGTTGAACGATTACCAGATGCTGTGTTGCCAGATCCACCACCAACAACTGAATAATAATTAGATGCTGTATTATAATTACCACCACCTACTGTTGATTTATAACCAGATGCTGTATTATTATATCCACCACTAACTGTTGAATAATTTCCTGATGCTTTATTCTGAAAACCACCACCTATAAATGAATACTGACCTGCGTTGCAAATAGTTGGTGGAAAAAGAAATAAACCAAGTGATAAATTCCATGTACCTCCATCAGTATTATTACCTACACCACCCGCAACTACTGCCCCATAAGCAAGGCATCCACTTGTTACATTACAAACATTATTGCAGTTACCACCACCTATGAACCCTGCAAATGCTTGAGCTGTGTTGTTTGTACCTCCGCTTATTGTTGAATTATAACCAGATGCTGTGTTAGCTTTTCCACCTCCAACTGTTGACCGAGGTCCGGATGCTGTATTATTATATCCACCACTAACTGTTGAACAATAACCAGATGCTGTATTGCAATATCCGCCACTAACTGTTGAACAATAACCAGATGCTGTGTTGCCAGATCCACCACCTACTGTTGACCAATAACCAGATGCTGTGTTGCCAGATCCACCACCTACTGTTGACCAAGAACTAGATGCTGTGTTGGTTGAACCTCCGCTTATTGTTGAAAAATAACTAGATGCTGTGTTGTATGTACCTCCGCTTACTGTTGAAACATAACCAGATGCTGTGTTGTTTGTACCTCCGCTTATTGTTGATTTATAACCAGATGCTATGTTGCCAAATCCACCACCTACTGTTGCATAAAAATTAGATGCTGTGTTGTATGTACCTCCGCTTACTGTTGAATTAAAACTAGATGCTGTGTTGTTTGTACCTCCGCTTACTGTTGATTTATAACCAGATGCTATGTTGTTTGTACCTCCGCTTACTGTTGAATAATAACCTGATGCAGTATTTGAATTACCACCACCTACTGTTGAATTATTACAAGATGCTGTGTTACATTTTCCACCACCTACTGTTGAAAAATAATTAGAAGCTGTGTTGTTTATACCTCCGCTTATTGTTGAATTATAACCAGATGCTGTGTTAGCTTTTCCACCTCCAACTGTTGAAAAATCTGCAGATCCCGTATTTAAAGTACCACCACCGATAAATGAACAGTTTCCTGATGCTATATTTCCAGTACCACCGGCAATCGAGGATAATGTTCCTGAGTTGGTGTGGGATGTTCCTACTGTTAATTTTTGATTAACTGCTAATGTAGTACCATCAAATGTCATGTTGGCTTCACCATTTAATGTCCCGTTTCCATTAGCAGTTAGAATTCTAGTATCTGCATCATTTGCTATGGCAGGAGAAATGTTTGATGCTGTTAAAGCATTTGTTGCCCAACTTGCAGTACCTTGTAATGAACCTGTAAATGTTCCTGTAAATGAACCACTAAATGATCCTGTATTGGATAAAAATTGATCTACTCTATTTGCAGTTAATATTACTGAAGGGATGCCTGGGTGGGTACCTGAAATAGGTTCGGCTAGTAATCTTAGATCAGTATCTGCTGAGAGCCATATAATTTGGTAGTAATCATTAGCCGCTGAGTTTACAAACCAGTTCCAAGCTGCTACTACTTTTGAGTTATTTGTTGGTAATGTTAATGTAGTTGCTGTATCAATTAAATCAATTCCATTTTTTCTCAACCAAATAACAATATCATCAGTACCACCGTCTGTTTTATCTACTTGAGCAGAAAATTGGATATTGTATACACCAGGATTTTCTGTTTTAATATATGTGTTAAATGGGCTTGTTGATCCTGAAATAGAAACTCCATTTGTAATGTCTGTTGTATTAAAAGACATTGAACGTGGAATATTAGCTACTAGGTTGGTTTGAGTTGTTGTATCATAAAAGGATCCATAAGATCCTGTTGCTGTATTAAAGAAGGGTCCTCCACCTCCGGTAGAAGAAATAGTTACTTGTCCTTTACCTGTTGTTGGGGAAAGAGTTATATTAGGTCCTGCTAATAATTGTGTTACACCACCGTTTAAAGCATGGGATGCGGTCATCGCATAAGATGCCGTAATATTATTGATTGTACCTGCGGGGGTAGTTATTGAATTCAGAGAGGCATCAGAGCCCGATACAATTACTTTCTTCCAATTAGGCAAAATGCACTCCTTTCTTATTTAATGATTTTTTCCAAATAAATCCTCCAGCGGATTTATGTTTACCGTTTAAGCACTGTGATATAGAACCAGATTTTATTTTTAATGAACGAGATATTTCTCTAGCATTGTTCCATAATTTTATAAAATTACCATTTTTATCATATTGTTCTATTGGATGATAATATGGTGGTATTTTTTCTGATTTTTCTTTTCTATTAATTATTTTTTGGGGTTCTTCTATAGGATTATCAATATGTCTCCAAATAAACCCGTATATATATGGTCTTAATCCTCTGCAACATTCTGTAATTGCAGCACTATGAGATTTATTAAGCGATTTAGCTGCTAGAGTAGCACTATCCCAAGTTTTTACTAAAATACCTTCTTTTGTATATTGTAAAACTGGTTTAGATAGTTTTTTCAGGGTTTCAGGTTGATGACGGTGTCCTCCCCAACCTTCTTCTTTTCGTATATTTACAAGATTATTATATCCTATCTTTTCGCATATAATAGATTCAAATTTAAAAGCATTTGATTCAGATATATTATTAATTAATATAATAGGTTCAAATCCATGTTGATCTACTATATCTTTCCAATACCTGTTGCGGGAATATGTTGTTTGAAAGCGATTGCCTGTTCCTTTCCCTACATAAAAACATTTACCATCTGTTTTTTTAACATGACAGTAAACGTAAAAGTTTTCACTATTACTCATTTAATAAATTTATTACGGTTGGTTACACCGAATATGCGGTGCCCACTTCCCTTATGGGCCTATAATACGGTAATAAATATATTATTACTTTTTCCTAGTGGATGTTTTTTCCTCTTCGTGTTGGACTATTTGTTGAAGACCCAACATTTTTGATTCTTCTTCAGCTTTAAGCATTCTTGTAATTTCTTCTAGTTCATGTTCTAGTTTTAGCTGAATGGAAGCACAAAATTTAGCGTCACGTCCTTGAATTGGAACTGTTTCAAGTGCTTGTCTAAGAAAATTCAATTCCGCATGGGAAAAGTCAACGGCAAATATATTCATAACTTATCTATTTGGTTTGTTCTGTGTATTGATTTTGTAGTTTTACAACTAAATGATACAAAGGCTCAATATCTTCTCCAATGAAAGTTGTACGTTTAACCATAGAAAGCAAAACCTCTATCTCCTTAGCCGATAATTGGTTAGAAGATAGAGGTTGAGTGTTTTTAGTGTCACCAACAACGTGACTGGCAGTGAAAGACATAACTAGTTTTTTAAGTATGTTAAGAATAAATATAAATATCTCCTGTAAGTGTATTAACATGAATGTTACCGTAACCGTTTGAAGCACCACCATAAAGTGGAGCTGCTGATGGAGCAGATGCTGCAACTTCTGTTGTAGTTACATATGCAGCTGCGTTAAATGTTGATCCATTGGCTGTAAAACTAGATGTGAAACCCCAACGATTAATTGAGTTTTCATAACCAAATAATTCACCTACATCTTGTGTAGTTTGTTGAATTACTAAACCACCATCACCAGCTGAATTGGAGCCAGAGGCTAATAAAATAAATCTATCAGCAACCTCTAAATTAGTTGTATTTTGGAATGAAGCAGTACCTTGTACAATTAAGTTACCTGTAATAGTTTCATTACCTGTTACTGTTAATGTAGTACCGTCAAATTGTAAATTAGATTCACCATTAATAGCACCAGTACCAGTTGCAGTTAATACGTAATTGTTTGTATTGTTGGTAATATTATTAGCAATACTAGAAACATTTTGTGCATTTACTGCCCAACTTGCAGTACCATTAACATTTCCTAATAACGAACCTGTAAATGAAGTTGAGGAAATTGAAGTAATACCTGTAATAGTAGTAGCTAATGTTAAACTATCTGAACCTTCAACTGCTAAATTAGTACCTGCTAAGTCAGTTAATAGATCACCATAAGTAACATATTTGTTAGCACCGTCATTGATATAAAATTGATCGGTATTTGCTAAATCTGTCTTTTGAGTAGTTGGAAATGCTGCAGTAACACCAGTTAAACCTGAACCGTTACCAAAGAATGAACCACTAAATGAACCTGAAATAGATACTCCAGTTGCTCCAGTAGTTGCTAAAATATTTCCAGTACCATTAATTGCTGTTGTGGATAAGTTACCTGTACCACCACCAATTACTACTTGACCGGAAGTTAAGTTGTCTACTTGTAATGATGTTAAGTTAGCATTACTGCCCGAGACGATGACTTTTTTCCAAGTTGCCATGTTGTTTTCTTATTTTATTATAAATATGTTGTTTCTAATCAAGGCCAACAAAAAACGAAGCAGATGTAAAATAAATACCTCCATTTGGTGCGGGACCGGTTAAAACTTGGGATTGAGTAGAAAATACAACAACTCCACTTTGAGATACTGCTAAAACAGTAGTATTATTTGCATTTTTAATGAGAAAAATATCATTATTACTACTTTGAACAAACAAAGATCCAGTTATAGCTGCTGAACCCGTGACGTTTAAGGAACCGGTTATGACTGGGGAAAATAATCTCATTAATCTATTTTGTTATAAATATATTAGACAAATGAACCTGACCTCCAGGCTCCATTCATCCACATATAAAGAAAATATTGACCTCCTATTGTTGCAGGAACAATTTCTCCATCAGTTCCTGTCCAAGAAGGAGCAGATGATTGTGTTGTAGGTAAAACAATAGAGCCTGACATTCTTACTTTAAATGCATCTCTACGAGTATTAATACTAGTACCATTACCTACAATCATTAATGAAGTAGCATCTCCATGGGTGTTATATACCCCTTGAACATGTTGATGAGAGCCAGATGCTATAGTATTTAAACCTTCAGCATGGGAAAAATCTCCTAACGATATAGCTCCTTGACCTTCAGCATGAGAATAATTTCCTTGAGATACAGTATATGCACCTTCAGCATGAGAATTACCTCCAATAGAAGTAGCATATAAACCTTCAGCATGACTTGCATATCCGTTAGCACTAGTAAACCAACCTTCAGCATGACTAGCAAATCCTTGGGCAGTAGTTTGGTCACCTTCAGCATGAGAATTATCACCAGATGACACTGTAAAGTTACCTTCAGCATGACTTGCATCCCCAGAAGCTAAAGTAGATCCCCCTTCAGCATGAGAACCTGCTCCTTGAGCAATATTACTAAATCCGTGTTGGAATGCACTATTAACATAATTAAATTTAAAGTATGGTGATGCTTGTAAAGCACTAGCACTATTAAATAAAATTTCAGTATTATTACCTGGGATTGTAATAGATCCTCCACCTCCACCAGTTTGTAGAGCACCACCTACAGTTACAACTGCAGTTCCACTTTCTAGAGTTGGAAATGAAATAGTAACAGTATCATCATTTGTGAAATCAATATTTTGAGGAATTATTTCATCAAAATTAGTATCATATACTTGTACAATAACATATAAAGTATTTAAATTATGGTTTACTGTCCAAGTAGATTGATTTGTGAATGATTGTGTATAATTACTACTATATAAAGTGCTAATATATGAAGCAGTTGCAGCATATGATGAACTAAGAGCATATGAACTTGAAAGTGCATTTAATGCATAAGATGCAGTTGCAACACTAGTTAAAGTTATAGGGAATGTAGATCCATCACCTTTAGTAAAAGTAATAGTATCATTAACAGCAGAGGCAGTTACAACTGCTTTATCCACATGGGATGCAGTAATTGCAAAGGAAGCAGTACCATATAACGAACCTGTTATTTCGTAAAATCCTGAGCGTAACTGATCTGGTTTAATATGTGCCATTATCTACCTTGTGATGAGTATGATTTTGTGTAGTTTTTACTTGATTTAAGTTTACTTGACTTTGATTTTGCATGAACACCTGGTCTTTTTTTTCTAGGTTTTTTCATGAAAGAAACTGAGGTTTGTGCTTTTGCTTTTGCCATTTCTAATAAATATTAAACGTTAACTATTAAATTTTCCAATTGCTATAACTTCATCTTGTAAATCAAAACTATACCCTAATTCCACAGGATCAATTACTAGAGTAGTTATTGTGTTTGTACCATCTACAGTAAGTGAAACTATTGCTTCATTTTCAATTAATGCTCCATTACAGAATATAGAGAAATTATTTAATGATGTTGGTGGAAGTCCTGCAGGTGCAGTTAACCAGCCACTAGGGAATGTTACTATGGTTGGGGTTACAAATGTTCCTAATTTTTGTACATTAGTATTTAAGTATGCTAAAGTAGCAGGATCAATATTGCCGCCTCCGCCGCCACCTCCTCCACCATTGGATGGAGTAAGTGGGAAAGATACTGCAGATTTTTTCTTAGATAATGATACAAATTCAGCTTGGCCGTTTACTGTTTCTAAACCAATAATTACTTGAGCTTTGCTATTATATTTTTTAATTGCAGTTACATCCTTTTGTACTGTATCAGGTACAATATAGCCGAATAGTTTAATGGTGAATGTACCTTTTATAATACGATTTGTAGTGTCAGATACTTCAATTGCTGTAGAAAATGAATCGATTGATGCCTTAAATTTAAAGCGTTCAGGATCTCCCCAATATGAATCAGAGGCATAATTGATTGCCTCAATTATTTTATTCATCTGCTCAACATAGTACGTTTGAATGGCACATGTATACGTTAAATTAACGTAGTCAGGTACTACATTGACAACGAATTGCTTTACAGGAATTCGATTTGTTAATACGTTAAAATTCGAATAAGCATTTTTTGAATTATATCCTTGTGCCCATGAAGTATAAAGATGTGGATGATTAGCATCTAATTTGTTTGTTAGAGATCGATTTTTATCTAATGTATCTCTTTTAAACATAATTAGTGGGGCCATTATAGCACCATTTTTATCTTTATAGTATCCATCTTTTTGTACTGATTTCCATTTTTCAGGAGAACCATAAATTACAGGTACTTCAATTCGTACACCATTTTGATAAACAAATGGACGTATTACGTTTTGAAAATAAAACATAATCGCCTCATCAATATCTTGCAGACCTATAACAAATGGTTTAACATTGTCACCTTTAAATGACATTTGTTCTGAACGGTTGAATTCAATTCCACTTTGTTTTGTTGCTGTAAATTGTTGAAATTCAGAAGGTATATTAGGATTACCATAAGACTCTTCCGTATCAGGAAACACATAAGGTTCTATCTGATCATTTTGTATCTCTAGTTGAGATTTTGGATTTGGTTTTCTTGCTGATGGCATATGTTATAATCTTTCTCTTGTAATCTGAACTTTATCTGCAGGGACATAATGTGCTGAACAAATGATTGAGTAATTTGAACCATAATTATCTAATCCTGGGTTGAGTGGGTTTTGTTCATATGGGTATGCAGGGTCTTTACCTACAAATAATTGGTTATCGTTTACATTATCAACTTCCCAATACGATTCATTCCACATAATTATATCACCTACTTCAGGTAATATATCTGCTCCATAAGGCGTACCATCATAGTTACCTATATCAGGTCCACCACCCGAGTTAACTGGGTTTTTACCGCGAAGATCATCACGTAAAAATCTAAATGTCATAGGACGATCAAAATTTACACCAAAATCATCTACTGGGGATTGGTTATCACCTCTTTCAATTAAAACATTAAGTAAAACGGGACCATTATAATATTTTGAACCTGCTGCTTCACCATAAATGTTTACTTTTGTTTGATCAGCAATTAATTGGTAAAAAGCACATTGTTGGGAAATAATATCCCACATCAACTCACGGCTGAGATGTCTAAATAGGGATACATCACGTTGTGTTCCAAATAATGCCATATTATCCTATATAAATTACCATTGGTACGTCTGCTAATATGTTCTTTTGACTAGCTGCTTCTGCTTCTTTATTTGCAAGTAATGATTTGCGAGAAGTAGTATCAAAATATGCTCGCAAGCGTTCAATTAATGCATTTCTTTCATTTGTAGCAGCAGTAATTAAATCGCTTTGATTTAATGTAATTTCAGATCCTGGGATAGGGACTGTTTGGTATTTTCCACGAACATATCCTAACATTTCTTTTGCTAAAGCTAAAGCATATTCAAATATCCATGAACGACCAATTGAATTTATTTTAGAATATGTTGGGTTTTCATACGGTACATTAGAAGCATTAGTAATCAAATTTTGTCCATTACGATCAGTATACACTTTATTGCGATCAGATTCTAAAATATATTGGAACCACAAGTCACGATAATGTACAACAGGAATAGGGAATATTTTCAATTGGTTATTTACCAATTCAAATGTATATTGCGATTTACGAATTTGATCGTTGAATTCAATTGCTTGAATTTTTTGTAAGTCATAGTTGATAGGCATCAACATAAAGTTGATTGCAGGTGAATATGAACCCCAACCAAATGAATCAAGCATACCCATCATACCTGTACCTGTACCAGCATATGGATCAAAATATCGCATAATTGCTGGGGGTGCTTCATAATAGATACGTTTAATTTCAATACGACCTTGAATTCCATTATCAATAGCCCATTTATTCATATCATATTCTTGTTTACCCGCTTCTAATTTAATTGAACCTGAATGGTAAGTTACTGTACCTCCAACTCCTGCTTCTTCTCCGTATTGTTGGGATAAGCGAACAATAGAGGCCATGTTTTCTTGAATAACTTCATCATTAGCAGCTCCAATGGTTGTAGGAGCACCTTGAAAGGAAAGTAAATTTTCTGCTACTTGATAAGCATATAGCTCATTTCCATAAGTTGTTACAGCATCTTCAAGTGCTGTATAAAAGTTTATATCTTGTAATTCAACTTCAACTAAAGGATATCCCAAACGTTGTGCAGCAAATTTTGCAAATTTATCAGCATCAGATTGGAATTGCGGATCATAATCATAAAACCCAAATGGAGTATCTCCGGGTTGGAATGAACTTGAGCCAGGCCAAATTGGAATGTTCATAGCAATATTTTGTTATAAATATGAAAAAAAAGGGCCTCATTTAGAGGCCCATTTTAAATATATTGTGTTTTTATTATGACAATGAACCTGATCTCCATGCACCAGCCATCCAAACATAGAATCTATGATTTCCTGTTACTGTTGCAAATACCATCTCACCATCTGTACCTGTCCAAGAAGGGGCAGTTGATTGAGTAGTTGGTAATACAATTGAACCTGATTGTCTTACTTTGAATGCATCTCTACGGGTAGAAAAATCACCGTTACCTACGATCATTAAAGATGTTGAATCTCCATGGGTATTAAATTGACCTACAGCAAGTTGGAATGAACCAGAAGCTATTGTTTGATTACCTTCAGCATGAGAATGTTCTCCTAAAGCAATAGTGCTTTGCCCTTCAGCATGTGAATAATTACCTATTGCAATAGACCCTGCTCCTTCAGCATGAGAACCATCTCCTTGAGATACAGTATTAGCCCCTTCAGCATGTGAATAACTGCCAGAAGCTATATTTGTATAACCTTCAGCATGTGCATATTGTGCACTTGCAGATGTAAAATATCCTTCTGTATGAGAATATGAACCTGATGCAAATGTATTATGTCCTTCAGCATGGGAACCTACACCTAATGCAGTACCACCGGGTTGGAATTGGCCATTACCACCTTCAGCATGGGAACCTATACCTAAGGCTTTAGATCCATGTCCTTCAGCATGAGAAGAAACTGCTGATGCTGTTGTGTATTGTCCTTCAGCATGTGAATAATCACCTGATGCTAATGTAAAGAAACCTTCGGCATGGGCACTAAATCCAGTAGCTCTATTATTATTACCTTCAGCATGAGAATAATCACCATTTGCTGTAGTACCAGCCCCTTCAGCATGTGATCCAAAACCTCTTGATATAGTACTTGAACCTTCAGCATGTGAATAACTACCAGAAGCTATAGTATTTGTACCTTCAGCATGTGAATAACTACCAGAAGAAACAGTTTGTTGACCTTCAGCATGTGAATATTGACCAAATGATACAGTTTGATATCCTTCAGCATGTGAAGAACCTCCTAAAGTTCTTGCTTCATATCCTTCAGCGTGTGACCAAGCTCCTGAAGCTGTAGTATAATATCCTTCTGCATGAGCATAAAACCCACTAGCTGAAACTGAATATCCTTGGGCAACTGAAGTAGGTGAAACTGTATTGCCTGAAAAGCCTGTTCTTAAAGATCCAAAATGACTTATTGAACCTGAAATTGTGGTACTTCCTGAAATAACTTGGTTGCCTCTAAATGTGTTTGAACCAGTTGTTGCAAATATACTAGTGTCAATTGAACCTCCACCTCCTGAACCAAATCCAGCAGCAGCAGCTGATGCTGAAATGAATGTTGGATTGATGTATGAGGCTGTTGTTACTGTACCCGTAATTCCTCCAGAAACTACTAATGAGCCTGTGATTTCAACTTGATTTCCAGCGGCAAAAATTAAATTAGATCTAGAAGAAGGGCCTGAACCATTACCAACAATGAAAGCTCCTGTTATAGGGCTTGCAGCATTCCACATTCCTTGAGCATGTTGGTATGAAGCTGATGCTAATGTAGAATATCCTTCAGCGTGTGAAGCGTATCCTGAAGCAACAGTAAGATAACCTTCAGCATGTGAAAAATCACCTAATGCAAAAGTATCAACTCCCTCAGCATGTGATGATCCTCCTTGAGATAAAGTATTTTGTCCTTCAGCATGTGAAAAATTACCAGATGCATTAGTATCAAATCCTTCAGCATGTGAATACAATCCGCTTGCTGAAACCATAGATCCTTGGGCTAATGAAAAACCTCCAGCTACATTATTAGCAGCACCTGTTTTCATAGGTCCAATATTTGTAAAGGTATTTGAACCAGAAACTACTAATGAGCCTGTAACTTGGACTCCTGCATTAGTTGTTATAAGTACTGATCCACTAATATTACCAATAATACTTCCTTCTACAATTAAATCTTCAGTTACTGTTAGGGAACCAGTTACTGCGTGTGAGCCAGTAAAGTATTCAAAGTTACCATCCAATTCGGCATTGGTAAGTGGAGAACCTTTTACTGATCTTAATGTTAAATCTGCCATTTTCTTTTATTTATAAATATTAAGTTGATGCTACAAAATACTCCAATTGTGTACTTCCTGAAATTGCTTTGGCTTTAATTGAATTAATGTATGTGAAATCACTATAATAAGTTTCATCTACATATCCATCTACTACATAATCACCAATTGATGGAGTGTTTATGTCAGCATTACCTAACATAATAGTTTTTCCAGGATCTAAACTAAGTAAAGCACTTTCATTGCCATTATTAGCAATTAAATATATTGAAGTATTGTATTGAGTTGATAAATTGGTAATTCGAACATATTGAACATCAGCTTTTACAAATGCCCCACCGGTTTGTTCTTCTTCACTATCACAAAAACGTAAAATTTCAACACCAGAACCACTAAAAGTAGTAGCAATAGTATCTACTCGGCGAACTATTTGATTAATCCCCGATATAGTTTTAAATACGTTTGTTTTTTCTGTAGTGGTATTCGGGAGAGTGATTTCTTCCGTAATGGTTACATATAAATTAGCCATTTATCTTTTATTTATAAATATGGCTATCCTCTGAAAGATTTGTATACTTCTAAAATATCGTCTACTATTGGATGTCTATGGTTTTTTTCAAGTGTAACTACCTCAAATCCAGGTACTTCTTTCATATGTTTACATACCACATCAAATCCTGATGTTTTTTTATCTCGTAAGTCAACTTGGGCAGCATCACCACAAAATATCATTTTAGATCCATGACATATACGAGTTAATAAAAGTTCTGTTTGATTATCTGTTAAGTTTTGAGCTTCATCTACTACAACTAAACAATCTGTAAAGTTTCTACCTCGCATAAATGATACAGGTACGATTTCAATTTCACCGTCTGCTATACATTTTTCGATTTTGTCTTTGTTGTACAAACGGTGCATGTTTTCGTATACTGGAGCTGTAAATGGGGCTAATTTTTCATTAACATCCCCTGGTAAGAATCCAATATCTTGTCCTGCTACCACAGTTGGTCGAGTAATAATAATTTTCTCAATTTCTCTACTAAATAACAAATCAAGAGCAATATTAGCTGCTAATAAAGATTTACCAGAACCCGCTTTACCACGTAATATGGTTACTGTGTTTGCTAAAATTTTTGATTTGGCTGATTTCTGTTCTTCATTCAATGAAATATTGAATTTGATAGGACCTTTTGGTTTGCGTTTTGCTTTAAATACATCCTGCGCTTCAGGAGTTCTATTAAAATCTGTCATATAACTATATTTGATAATAAATATTGAGGGAAAATAGAAAAGCCTGGCTTTCGCCAGGCTCTTCACACTCTTTGATTAGTTACTATTATAGTAAACCTAAGTCATTGATGTAGATACGACCAAAGAATTCAGGACGGATCATTTTCTTAGCGTAACGAGTCAAGAGACCTTTACGTGGAGTAAATGTATCTGGATCGTACACAAGTGGAGTCATGATTAATGGAACATATGGAGCAAATACAGCACCTGTTTCAAGGAACTGTGAACCACGGTAACCCATTAACATTAAACCTTCAGTCATATAAGGGTTCTTATAAACTGTGTAACGGTTGTTCATTTGACCAGCTTTCTGGATACCGAATGCGTAGCTAGCTTTAGTTACATCACCATCAGAGCTAGAAGCAAATCCTGGGATAGACTCAAGAATTGTAGCTACGTTTGGAGAAGTTACGATGAAGTTTGCACCACCACGTAAAGTCTTTTGGTGAATTTTGTTACTAACTTTTTGCATTTTAGTACCTAAAGTTTGGAACCACTGACCTTGTGTATTGAAGAAACCAAGATCTGTATATGGATTACCAGAGTTAGATGGGCTACCAGCAATATTCAACGCAGTGTTGTTTTTAACTGACCACCACTCATCCCATGCAGATGCGTCTTGGATCAACATATCGATTACTTCGAGGTCAATTTCCAATGCGATGTACTCACTCATGATTGAAGTCAATTCAGCTTCAGCATCCAAAGATTGGTATGCGTTTAAATCTTGAGCGAATTCTGGTGTCCATTGTGCTTTCAACTTACGAGTTTTAGCAACAATAGCCTCAGATTTCATTTGGATATTGATCTGTGGAATAGCTAATTGGTCTGCAGATGTAGAATCAGCGTTAGGGTAACCAGCACCGCTATTATCTTCGAAATCACCACGGTAATTATCAGCAGGTTGAACATTGTAGAACAATGTGTTAGTTGAACCTGAAGGTAGGTTAGCCATGTTAGTGATTGCACCAGAACCAGAAATTACAAATGTAACAGTAGTTGAACCATTAGTAGTAGTATACTGTGGTAATAAACGATCGTATACAGCACCTAATGAAAGAACACCTGAACCTGAAGCTGGAACGAATGCACGAACACCTTTAAAGTCAGGGCGTGGGGCATTAGTACCTGTACCTACAGTATAGGTAATTTTGTAGTAGTTAGCCAAAGATGCAGATAATTCTGAGTTGTATTCAACATCTGCCCAAGTTGCAGCAGCTACAGTTGTAGCTAAAGAAGCTGAGAATTGGTTAACTGAATAAGCGAAACGACCTGCACCGTAAAGACCTTGTGAAGCATCAGCTGCAGTTCCAGGGTTTGTATTACCGTACATAGATGAAGTAGCACCGTAAGCATTTCCACCAGGACCGAAAGGACCATTAGGAGCAACTTTTCCGTTTGTATCACCATATTGGAAATCCAAGAAGAATACAAGACCAGAAGGCAAATTCATTGGTTGTACAGAAACGAATTCTTTAGATGATAAAGAACCAAATACTTTACGTACCAATGGAAGAGCTACACCAGCCCACTGCTCACCTTGACCAGCAGTAAAAGAAGCACCACCTACACCGTTTGAAGATTGCTCAACAACAAGTTGTTTTGCTTGGTTTTCGAGGATTAAAGCCATGTTGTTTTTTTCAACTTCGCTATTCAATCCTTCTAAGAGACCCGTTTTACCCCATTTTGAAGCCATACGAGCTGCGTCACTCTGCATGTTTTTCCATCCAGATGCTGCGCTTTCTAAAAGAGAATTAATGTTTGACATTTTTTTGTTTAATTTAAAATTTAATTACTTAATAATTCCAGCCAATTTTTGCATACGTAAGAATGCATCGTTTGACTCTACGATTGGTTGTTTAGCTACTGGTGTAACTGTTGCTTTGGAAGCTCTACCTAAGTTTTCTTTAATGGTTTCTTTTTTAACTTTAATACCCTCGTTTAAAGTTTCAAATACCATTTTTACTTCACCTACTGTAGTTGCTTTGTCAAAAGAACTTAACACTTTCACTTTTTGGTTTTCGTTCAAATTTTTAGATTTGAAGATTTTGTTTGTGTAAAGAAGTTTAGCATTCAACAAGTTGATCTCGTTCAATTCAGACTTAAGAGTTTCGATAGTTTTCAATGCTTCAGCTAATTCAGCTTTCATAGACTCAGCTGTCTGACCTAATGTAGCAGCTGCAGAATCAGGCCCTGCAGTAGCTTTTGTAGTTTGTTTTAAGCCAAGAGCATTACGGAAATTAGCCAATACATCTATTCCTCTCAAACTAGATCCGGTTCTTTTAGCCCATGATCCTAATTCGTTAGTTATAGATTGAGATTGAATAATTTCTCCAACTTTTGATTTGAATTCATCAGATTTTGGATCTAATTTTACAAGTTCAGAGGCACCTTCAATATTTCTTCCTTCTTTAGAGAAAAAATCTAAAAGTTGACCCATGATTTTTTGTTCTTTGTTTCCTAATCCGAAAAGTTCATCAATTGGTTCTTCCATTTCTTCCATTTCTTCGATTTCTTTTAACAATTCTGCTAGGTCGATTTCTTCCTCATCTTCCATGCCTACTTCTTCTTCCTCTTCGCCTTCTTCACCTTCGTGACCAGCTTCGAGTTCACCTGACGCGATCATGTCTTTAATTACATCTTCAATGATGTCTTTAAGATCTTCATCTGTCATGTCTTCGAGGTCGATTGGTTCACCTTCTTCTTCACCTTCTTCAGATTCTTCATCAGACATTTCTACGTCTTCAGCTTCTTCTTCTTCGGCTTCGTTTAAAGATTCTTCCATTTCTTCCTCTTCTTCATTTAGCTCAGCTAAAAGCTCTTCTAAATCAATTTCCATCATGTCTTTGTCTTCAGCTTCTTCCATAGAATCTTTGTCTTCCATTTCGTACATTTTGTCTTCCATTTCTTCCATTTCTTCTTTTTCCATTTCTTGAAGCTTTGCAGCGAACATTGATTGTAATTGAGGTGTGAAGGCTTCTTCTAGAGCGGCTTTTGCATTTGCGATAGCAGTTTCTTTAACAGCTTTAGCATCTGCGATTGCTTCTTTAAGCAAATCTCTGTTTGTTGCCATTTTTCCTAAATTAAGTTGTTGGGAAAGTACGTTTATTGAGAAACGTAATAGATTTTTTTATATCGATGCCACATAAGATATGAGGGGGGGTGGCATATTCGTATTATATGTATATTGTTATATTACTAAAGTCGCAAAGTAAAAAAAAGCCCTCAAAAAGAGGGCTAATTTTCACCGGTTTGCATATTTTAAAATATAGGGCATGTGCCTTTAGCACATAAAATTTCGGTAATAAGTGAGTTTGTGCGTGCGTATTGATCTAGATATGTTGTTCTTGATTCGTTTAATGCACCGTTTTTCATCCATGAATCTGGGTTAGATGGGTTAGAAACTAAATCCCAAGTAAGTAATTCAAAGTCATCTTGTACTTCCATTACTTCACCCATTTGTTTTAATGAACCCATCCCACGAGAAGAAATACCAATGATTAAGCCATTTTTAACTAATGCACCAGCAATACGACCTGATGAAGTGCCTAGATCACCCATATCAGAGAAAATTTCTACTTTACCCCAAATTTCATCACCTCTCCACCATACTTCACGAATGGCATGTGATGCGTTTTTAAGGTTGATTACTTGCGAATCAGGATGGTCTAACTCACCTACCGTTTCGGTAGATTTCATTTGAATTTTGCGTGTAAAATTGTCAATTTCACGTTCCCACAATTCACGTTTGTAATAGCGACCATTACCATTTTTTACTTCTACAGTAGCCAATATCCCTTCAACAAAAACGTTACCGCTTTTGCTCATACCCTCAACCAATTTCATTGGTTTTGGATCAAAATGTCTGGTTTCTATTAATAGTTGCTTGCTCATCTTAGTAATCCATTCCGTCTGCTTTTCCTTCGAGATCATCACGTAACATGTTTTTCATGTCTAAGGAAATATTGGTGTATGTGTCAATGATTGAATCAATGTCTTCTCCTTCATCGTAACGACGCTCAGCATCTTCTTTATATTGAAGATATTCTTCAGATGCTTCAATTGGAGTTTCATCTTCGTCAATTACTTCTTTAGAAGCTGCTTTTTTGCCTTTGAATTTCGACATCATTTTCTCGATTTTTTTACGAGCTACTTCTAGTTTTTTAATGTCTTTTTCAAGTTCTTTTACTTTTTTCTTGTCGGTTAAGGCTTTCATATCCTCATCCTCATCAAGTTTACCAAGTTTTGAACGTCTGTGGTCGATTAAAGCGTCAATTTTATCTAATTTAGCTTGTAGTACTTCATGTTCTGCTTCTTTGTTGATATCAGCTAGATCTTTTTCTACACTTTCACGTAAAGATGATTTACGGGATTTTAAAACAGTTAAAATTTCATCTCTTTCTAATCCAAGTTCTCCTAAATAATCAAATGCATCTCCATCAGACATTCCTTGTATTTGTTCAAAATAGTCTTCAACATCTAAACGATCTTCTTGACTACTATATCTATCATCATCAGAATAATGAGCTACATTTTTATCATCACTATATGATACTGGGAGAGATAGAGGGGGGTTATAATTAACATCATTATCTCGAACACCAAGAACACCTTCTTTTACATAATTTGGATTTGGTACTTTAATCACCAAACTTCCGTTTTGGTTCAAAGTAGCGTTGTTAAGAAGTTTATACAATTCAGCAACTCCTTCTTTTGTTGGCAATTGTTTTTCTCCTCCGATATTGTTAGTATCAGTTAAATAGTTTTTTAAATCTGAAGGGATATCGATGCCTAATTTGCCTAGGTTATCGGTTGTTTTGCCTAAATTTTTAGAAGATGTAGGAATCAATCTAGCACGAATAGCAATACCTGCAATTTCTTCAGGATTAGATGGGCTTCTTAAGATTCTTAAGTGTTGATTTTTTCTAAGTGAATCGATTACTTCAGGATCGATATAGGTAGTTTTGAAAGGTTGTGGATCTCTTTCATTTCTTTCTTTATCGCTTTTTACAGGGTTGATGTTTACTAATTGATATGCTTCTTCTAATTCAGCATCAATCATTTCACGAATTACTTCGCGTAATGTTTGTTCTTCTTTAGTAAAGCCTTTTGTCCAACTCATATCACGAACATCCTTTACTTCTTCTTCCTCATCACCATCGTAGTATTCTACTTCACCTTCTTTAAGTTTTTCTTTAAGTCGGTCTTTCAATCCTTCTATACCTTTAGATTTAGCAATAGAATCAACTACCATAGGACTAACTCCCATGTTAATTAATTTTGATTTAAGATCATCTTCAGTTTCTTTAGATTCTTTCAAATCACCGTAACCAGAAGATTTGTATTTGCCTTTAGCTTCTTTTGGCTCACCTAAACCAGGTACATCCATTGTATAGCCTAAATCTTTAATACCGAATTGACCATTTTTTGTATAGTAAATTGGATCTTTTGCTAAATTTTTAAACACGATATCCTTTAACTGCTGCATTGTTTTATCAGCATTTTTAGGATCTTTCATTTCAGCATAATAACCTGTCATAATTTGATCAAAGATCATATTATCAGGGTTTTTTTCATCTGAATAATCGTAGTTATGTTCAAGATCTTTTTCAACAGGTTTAGAAACTTTTTTTTCCTCTGCTTTAACTTTCTCGTCTTCGTTTTCTTTCTTTTTAGCTTCAGCTAAAAACGCTTCGAATGCAGTTTCATAAGATTCTTTTTTAGGACGATCCATAATCGCAGGCATTACCGAAATAACATTCTCAGAAATGATATTTTTAGTTTTAAGTGATGCTACAGCTTCGTCAAACGTAGCAGCGTTACGTACGATATTTGGAAATTGACGTTTTGCCTCTGTAAGGAAAACACCAACGTGTCCTTTACCTTCTTTGATTAACAAATACTGATCTTGTAATGTCTTTTTCATTAGTTTTCTGATAAGAGTTGTTTTATTTCTTTTAAATAGCTTAAAACTATTTCGATTGGTTTGTTTATATCATATGAACCAGCGTTTCCACCATATAATTCAATTGTTTCGTTTTTAGCATTTGAAACAAGTGGTTGAATTTCATTCATTAATTTTTCGATTTCATCTAACGAAGCGATACGTCTTTTTTGAACGTCATTCATTTCGTTTAGTGTGTCATCTTCCCAAAGTTTTTTAATATCAAATGACTTTGGTTTTGGATTTTTTGGAACTAATTTGTATTTGAAGGCTTTAATATAGTAATTATCTTTAACCCCTTCAGAACCTGCAGCAGGACCAGGCCCTAACGTAGCTCCAGGACCTTCATTTACTTTTTTGAACGCCTTTGGAGTAGCATATCCTTCACCTTGACCAGCAGAAAATGAAGCACCACCAGCACCGGTAGAACTCATTTCTTTGAGTTTTTTACGAATTATTTCTTTAAGTTTATCCATTTACAGTTTCCAATTCATTAATTAAATCATAGTACTGTAACAAATCAACTAGGTCATTATCGGTAATTTTAGCTGTTTTAGCTGGCACCTGAATAATGTTGATAATTTCGTTGATTTTGATTTTGGTTGTTTCGCTTTTGGTTTTGGAGTTTAATTGAGTTAACTCTTCTTTAATTTCTACAACTTTTGTTGTATAAAAATCTTTTAAGCGAGATGTATTATCAACAGATGTGATAAATTCTTTAAGAATTTCTTTTTGACGTGGATGAAGATCGTCGTATTTTGTATTGAAATTTTCCAATACCATTTTATAGGCTAACAAACGAACATCTTTATCAGCATGTTCAAATTCGTTCATTACCTCGTCACGAACTTTACCTACTTTAACTTGAGCAGCTGTTAAATGCTCTAAAATAGTTACCTTATTATTGATCGCTTGTTCAGGATCAGTATTTTGGTTAGCATTTGCCATTTCTACTAGTGTATAGAATGCAGCAAATACTTTATAGTTAGGTAACTTGTGGTTAAAAAATTCGTTTAGGTCATAGTGTTTTTGAATTTCACTAATCAAGTTATATTTTTGACGTTTGATTGCTCCTCTATTTAATGTTTTAGAGGAATCAATTAGTGTGCTAACTACTAAGTTTGCTTTACCTTCAGTCAATGAAGTTTTTTTCAACAAAGTTTCGTATAACTTGTACTCACGACCCAATTCCGATTTAACGAAATATTTTTTCAGTATATCTTTTGCCGGGGAATCCTTACCGTCCAGTGTATCGGTAGTGATCTGTCGAACTAAAAGTTCAAAGAGGATACCCGTGTTTTTATACTTTGAATGTTTGACTTGCATTCTGTAATATTTGTTTATTTATAAATATATAAGATTTCCTTACTCTCGTATCTGTGATTCATCCAATAGTGAATTTCCTCTAATGTCTGATTCAAAAATCATTTGTTTGTGTTGATTTTTAATGTCATTGAACATTCTCTTATTTGGATTTGGTTTTCCTTTAGTTTCAAGTGCCAATGGGCTGCCACCTTTGAATTGAGGTCTAATAGAATCTGATTCGTCTCCATCTTTTTTAATACCATCTGAGCCGATTCTGTCTTTTCCAAGGGCATTATCTTGTGTATTTTTATCAGTTACTTTTTCTTCAGGGCGACCTAAATCAGCATCTTCATCATATCCTAAAGGTACGTTAGTTGCTTCATATCTACCTCTACCATATAAAGAAGCTAGATCGTGTGGGGTACCGTAAGATTTACCTGTTTCTAATGGATCATTACCTTCATTTTCAATTTGAGCAATACGGAATTTACGTTTAGCATCTTGTAAAAGCAAGTCTCTATATTCATCATATTGATCTTCACTCAAGTGGAATAAGTTTTCATAGATCCAGTCAGTTGGAAGTAATTTATTTTCCATCATTTGAGCAGCCAAATCAACTTTTTCTTTCATTAATGCTACACGTTCTTGATCATAAATGATAGAAGGGGTAGTTAATGATAATTCAAAGTTTGTCATACTCTCGTCACGATATCCTTGAGAATATAAGTGAACCAAAGCAATTTTAGTTAACTCAGATACTACAATACGTTGAATACGCTCAATAGTGCGCGCAAAACGAATGTCTTCAGCAGCCAACGTAGCTTTACCTGTTAAATCTTTTTCATAGCCCATAAACGCTTTAGGCACCTTAAGGGCAGCAAATAATTTATCACGTAAGTAAGTAACGTCCTCAATACCTTGCCATTGCAAACCTGCTAAATTGTCAATTTTAGTTGCTTGATCATTTCCACGTACTGGGATGTAGAAGTCTTCAAGTAGGTTTTGCATATTGTACTTCAAGTTATAGTCACCAGTATTTTGGTCAATATATGGAGTACGTTTCATTTTGGAAATTGTCTTCTGCATGAAGTTTTCTACCTCAGCAGGTGCAATATTTCCAACGTTAATATAAAAAATACGTTTTTCAGGTGCACGAACGATACGGTGAATTAACATCGCATCTTCCATCATAACATATTGTTTAAACAATTTACGAGCAGGCTCTAAATATGATCTACCATAAGGTAAAAAGTTAGTATCCGTTAATAAACGGAAGTGAGCCATTTCATAGTTGTCAAAATAAATTGAATTAGCTTGACCACCCGAGTTTGGTACATTATAGTAACCATAGTCAGAAGGAGATGAAATACCATCAGGATCAAAACGGAAACGTACTGAATTTGGATGGTCTTTATCGTATCCATCTTGTCTTTCGATATGGAATGCGTTGTAAGGAATTACATTGTACACACCAAATTTCTCAGCGATTTCTAGTTTTAAGAAGAAATCACCATATTTCAACATGTTACGAATCCAAGGCCATAGGTTAAATTCTACATTTAATACATCGTAAAATAAATTGTATAGAATTTTTTGTACATCCTCATCTGAGCTACGGATCTGTAATACTTCACCCATATCATTACGTAAAGTACTTTCATCAGCTAAGATATCTAAGGCAGAAGCAATGATAGCATCTGTATCCATTGAATCATATTCGGAATAAAGTGTGGGGCGTAAAGTTTGGTAATTAAAGCTGCTTTGATATCCATAAATTGAGGTATGTGAATTAGTATAGATGCGATTAAATCTATCTACTAATGCATTTGTTTCGTATTCACCTGAAACTTGAATTTTGTTAATATCAAATACTTTCAATTGGTTGTCTCCTTCATTACGAATGATAACATCAGTTGAAAATAATCGTTGTAATCTACTAAATAGTCCTGTATTTGCCATATTCTATTTTATATAAGCCAAGAAATATCTTCTTTGCCGTTTGAGTAAGGGTTATCAATTTGAAATGGGTTATTGTTATACTTATCAGCATAACTTGGCCCATTGGAATAACCTCCAGCATATGCAGTTTTGGAATTTCCAATCCCGTTTAACATGCTTTTAGTCATTTCCATATTACTTGTTCTTAATTTAAATGCGGTTTCGCGTAAGTAACATCCGATACAAAATGCCATAATTAAGTCATCATTGTATCCTCCTTGTGCTTCTGCTCTACCGTTTCTCCATATAAATACTTTCATTTCCTCTAATAGGCGAATAGAATGAAAAACAACTCCTTTATCCATAACAGCTTCTTGGAATTTACCAATTGATATCGGACGAGTTGTATTTGACATTGTAAAGCCCGGAGTCATTTTACTATGATCCATATAAGGGTCAAAGAAAGAATCTACATTATTTGTTCCACCTTTTGGTGAATAATAGAAATTATGATAACCTCTATCTAAAATGGTCTGTACAGTTGACCAGCCTACACTTTGATTTTCGACAGCTAATAGAGCATTATTATATTCCGTTGCAATGCTAACTAATAGATGACCATAATCCTTAGTATTGATTTGTCCCTTATATTCACCTACCTGAGTGAATGTTTCAACATCAAAGATGTGAAACGCCGAATAATCCTTGCCATCGCCACGCGCTACATCAGCTACGATCAGATAACTCCTTGAATAATCCGCTGGTTCCCAAATCCATAGGTTTTGATCTACACCACGTTTTTCTAGAGGTTCTTTTACGTGAAATTGCTCGTAAAAAGAAATGTCTTCTGGTTGAAAGACTGTGTCACCAGATGTTGTAAAGTCACAGTCACATTCTTGGGCTGCCATACGAATGCCCAAATCTTTATCTTGTTGATCTCTCCAAGATTGATCTCGTTCAGGATGTACTTCCCAAGGTAATCTAATAGGCAAGAAACTATTCTCACCCATTTCAGCAGAAACCCATGTTTGGTGAAACCAGTTACCTGTACCATAAGGTGTAGATAATGCAATACATCCACCACCCGTAGCTAATGTTTGTTGAGCTGAAGCCCATATCTCACCAATATTGTGGATGAAGGCTGCCTCATCTATAATCAACAAAGAAACGGCTTCTGATCGACCTGCATCTGCTGATGCTCCAACTGCTTTAACTTGGGATCCATTTGGTAATCGGAGAGTTAATTTATTGGCTTCGTCAGGTTTACTTGCAAATTTAAGCCATGAAGGTAAACTTTCGTACATGAACTTAACTTTAGTAACCATGTTTTTAGCGGTTTCCTGTTTAGTTGCAATACATAGTACGTTTTTGTCTTCATGAAATAACATTAACCAAAGTGAATAACCTGCGGATAATGTTGAAATACCTAACTGGCGAGATTTAAGTACAATTGAGTATGGGTTCTCTTGGAATAGAGTAAGTACTTTTTCTTGGAATGGATATAAGTTAAACTGAATACGTCCGCGTTTTGGATGCTGAATGTAGCAGTATTTTTTCATAAAGTAAGCCGGTGATTGGGCACACTTTATATACTCCTCGCGGACAACTTGTTTAATGCTTTTTTCTTCCATTATTTAACTGCCACCAATGTAAGAATAATAAGTACGGAAGACACGAATCCTCCGCCTAACCATTTAATTCCTCTTTTAAGGTTAGTATTTTTACGGGTAAGGTCAGTTACGTCTTTTTCAAGACCTTTGATTACTTCATCTTGTACAGCCATAGCTTTTTCATATGTAGCTGTTTGCTCAAGATAATTTTTTTCTTTGGAAATGTAAATATTGATTGTGCTATCTTTGGCGTCAATTTTTTCATTTAACTGCCATACCATTTTGTTTACAACTTTTAACTCAGCAATAGCCGAATCACCTCGTGTAAGGTCGATTGCAATTGCTCGTGCTTTATCGTGTGAAAAACAAATTTTATCTGTAACGGTCTGAGAAAAACTGATCGAGCTCAGTATTAGAAGCACTAGTAAGATCTTTAATTTTGTTGCCATAATAGGTGCGTGTTGTTTGTAGCTCTTTTTCTGTATGTTTAATTTCTATATTCAATGAATCAACAATATGATTTTGTTGATCTAATTGTTTGTTTAATGCTTGTTGGCCAAACTTTAACAATTCAATACGGTTTTTTAAACGTTCAATTTCTTGTTTTTGTTTGTCGTATTTGTTTGTTTGTACAGGTGTTGGTTTACATTTAACTAAAAATACGAGTAACAATAAAAGTATCCCACCTATAATAAGATGGGATAACTTTAGTTGAAATGTTTTATTTAGTATCATGCTTCTACTTCTCGACCAGCAGCACGTTTCAAATCATCCATCATTGTTTTAGGAAATTTGAATTTGTCTTTTGCTAGTTTTAAAATACCTTCAATTTTAGCTTTATCTTCTTTATTTTTCTTAACGGATGCTAAAAATTGATTGAATTTTACTTTCTTTTCTTCAGGTGTATTACCCAATTCTTTAGCAGTTTCATCACCACTTATTGCTTTAGTAGCTGCTGCTACTTCATCATCTTCTTCAGAATAAGATACATTATCAAATCCATCATCTCCAGCTGTACGAGTAGCTACTTTTGCTTTAGGTTCACCGGCTGGTCTTCCTTTTTTGCCTGTCGAAGGTGCTTTTTCTGGTTTGTTTGGATCAGCTTTTCTACCACGTTGTCCAGGTTCTTTTAAACCTAATGCTTTTAAAATTGCATTATTGGTTTGGTTTGCTTGAAGTGCATTACCTGAATCATCAAATTCTGTTTGTTTTTCTAGTGCTTTTTTAACACGTGAATCTTGGTTTTTACCAACTACTTTAGAGCGGATAGCTTTAAGTACTTCTTTTGCTTTATCAGCATCTTTTTTAAGATCGTCACGGCTAAGACCCATATCTTTAAGAATCTCATCTGTAATGTCTTTTGTAGCATCTTCTAGGGTTTGACCTTCACCATATTTTGCTGCTACTTGTGAATCGAATCGACCACCGAAATCAGGAATTTCGTTTAGATCATCTTCTTTAATGTTTTGACCCGCAGTAGTTTCAATATTTGTAATATTACTATCTGCTTTTAGATTAGTTACAGCTTTTTTCTCATCTGGGGTGTTAAAAGGCATAGTAGTAGTTTCGCCTTTTTTATTAGTAACGAGTACATTCAATGCCTCACTAATTTCTTCACGTATGATTTCGAGTAAACGGGATTTTTTCATTGTCTAATTTTATTTATAAATATTAGAGTCCTATTACTCTTTTAAGTTTCTCGATTCTTTCCTCGGTAGTACCTGATAGTCTAGCAAAATGAGGAATTTTAGTTTTATATTTTTCGATAAGTTTACAAATCTCTTTATCAATTTCTTTACGATATTCCATATCTGTTGTGCGAACACCATTATCTTCCAATTCAACACCCTCAGGTGAAACATAGAAGATATAATCATATTCGCGCAATAAATGCGAAGCAGCCTCGTTTATTGTATCGGCTATAAAAAATGGAATTGACACAGCTGAACGTGTAAATGCCATTACATCAATTACTGTACGATCTGTAATTATATTTTCTAAATATAATTCACTTGAACGTTCAGCAAAAAATACAAATTGACCTTTTAATGTTGAATCAGTATTCAATGGAATACCTAAATCACGTAAATATTTTGAACGCTCAGTTCGAAATTCATAATCAGCAAACTCAGGTAATTCTTTTAATGCATTAACTAGTGTTGTTTTACCAACTGAAATTGTACCACAAAAACCTATTCTCATAACTTTATTTTAAAAAACTTTCTACTACATAAATTGCTTGTGCTCCTGACACTGTAATTCCGCGTGCGCTTAAAGCATCACCTACGAAATGTACGTTAGGATAATCGATCAAACTAAGATCCTCATAGTTTACTTTTACCTCAGGTGATAGATATTTTACCTCAGGAATATACATTCCCCAATCGTCTTGCAATGTTGGAAATACTTTTTTCATATCCATGATAAAATCCATAACATATTTAAAGTAACCTTCCATAGCAGGTTCAACAACATGAGTTAAAGTATCTAAACTAATTTGAGTTGATGTTACACCATTACCTTCAGATGTAGTTGATGGTTGACGAGATGGACTATAATATAAACCAGTACCATTTGATTGTAATTTATTTACTACATCACGTGACCAAGTAAATGGATCTTCAATACCATTAATTTCCATCAAGATACCAAAGTTAGTCATATTGTTTCTATATGCTTCGTCTTTCTTAGCATGTCCATTATATGAATGATCACCATATGTTTCCTCTACAGCAACATAAGCAGCATTATTATTTGTACAGAATGAACGTAGCGAAACTCCTTCATTATCAAATTTTCTATATAACTTGAAGTCATATGAAATATCGATTAGTTTTTGGAAGTGTTCTTGTGGTGCTTCAAATCGAACACCAATTTGTACTGATTTAGGTTCATCTGGTAGTTCGTATTTATTAGCTAATTCTTGAGCAAAATCAATACCTGATTTGCCTACTGCAAAAATAAGTTCATCATATTCTAAAGTTAAACCACCTACTGAATTCAATGGTTTGTACCATACTGTTTTAGTATCAAAATTAATCCATTCTACTTTTCGTTCCCATCGAAATTCAACACCTTTAGATACTAAATAATCGTACCAATTTTTAGCAATTTCAGATAAATAATCTGTACCTACGTGCCATACTGGGAATAGTCGTAAACCAAAATAAGGTTTAATAAATTCAGGTTCCTCTTCAGGATTTGAACATTGTACTTCCTCTGGTTTAGGGTGGAAACGTTTAAAGTTAGTAATGACTTGATCCATCAATTCCATTGCTTTATCCTCACCACAATATTTTGACAATTGACCTCCAATTGCTGTATGGTAAGTTAATTTTCCATCAGACCAACCCCCAGCACCTAGGAAACCTGTCATTACTTCTTCAGGTTTACGTTGGTATGGATCTTTACCCATATCAATAATTGTGATTAATTCTCCAGGATATCCATTATCCACTAATTTTGTTGCAGCATTGACACCAGCAACTCCAGCTCCTACTATTACAATTTTTTTATCCATATTCATTTTATTACTTTTTAATATACAAAAAAAAGTGACCTAATCCAAAGATTAGGCCACAGCTCTACTAATTTTTTTAAGTCGACAGGCTATGAATCTGTCTATATGTTATGCTATTTTCTCAACGTTCATTACTCGATCTCCACGTCCAAAAAGGTTGTTATCGATCAATGATTTCCAAAACCATAATGAATTTGTTCCTGAATTAATGGCATCGTCTATATCATTTTGTGAAACGTTTACTACATCTAGATCAGCTCCTGATCCGTTATCAACAGTATATTCGATTTTATATTTTCCAGGTTCAGTAGGGACTTGATCTTTGGTCATTCCTTCACTCAAAGCACGTTTAAGTTCCTCTTGTACCAACTGTTTTAAATTATCTAATTTCATGATTTATGTATCTTTAATTTTAAAGTACCATTTCCTTTAATGACTCTATGCCATTCGTGTCTTGGTATAAATATACGTTCTTTTAGTGAGGTAGGCAACTGATTATCTAACTGGAGTTGCCAGTCTGTGTCTTCTAAGATTTCAACTGTTCTGTCTTCATCATCACGGTGCCATAGTAGTTCAATTGGATCTATATTTTCGTTGAATTCACGAATAATATATTTATCTGTAACTTCTATGTCAGTGTATGGTTTCATTTTACAGGTCAAATATTTTTATTTTACCTTTATCATCAATTCCTACATTACTTAATTGTATATCTACAAATTTATTTTTAAATAATTTATTTAATTCAATACAAAAATTTAAACATTTTTTTAAAGTATCATATATATCCATTCTATTTAACTCTTTAGCTTTTTGAAGGGATTGTTGGAAGATTTTTAAGTTATTATTTTTAACCTCATCATATATGTTGGTTAAAAAATCATCATCTCTCCATATATCCACATCATCTAAAAAATTATAAACATCCATCAATTCTTTACTAGGAGAATCTATTTTATCCATAATTACATAATCTTGAGTTAATTTGTAAATATGAGGAAACATATCAGGATGTTGATTAAAAAGTTGATAATTTTCTATTTCCTCTTGGGAAAATCCTTTTAAACCATTAGATTTTTTGATGATTTTATTTTCTCTAGAATTATAAACGCTCCCATGCTCTCCAGAACCTATTTTTTTTTTAGGTTGAATTTGGATTTCATTTAATATGTCTACAAGTTTAATCATTTTTCTTTAGGTAAAAACCAATTTGAACACCATTTTGAAGGATCTTTAATTTGATTTCCTTCATTATCTATTAATTCAGCAGTTCCCGTATGTTCTTGATAATATGAATTACCACACATATGTTTTTCATTTTCTACATAGTAGAATTTACAAACATGACATCCAAACCCCACAGGTGAATACATGTAAGCAGGAGATTTTTCCGATTGGGTTTGTTCTTTGAGTATGTCTATTAACTTAATCATTTTGTTTTTCCCCATTTTTTACCTTTACCAGGTGTTTTACATTGTGCTGGTGTTGGGCGGCATGAAGGGTATTTGGCGCGTTTTTCGCCTTCTTTTCTACCACATGCTTTATAACCTCCGTCTCCATCAGGAGCATTACAATCAACCCATCCACCTTCTTTTCCTTTAGGCCCTTTACGTTTGAACCAAGTACGAAGAGTTTCTTTTGCTTTTTCTCGAATTACTTCTTCTTTAATACCTTTCCAAATACTTCCTTTACGGCATCTAACTACAGCACCGGACTTATAAGCCGATGGTTTATCAAACTTACGATCAGCAATACGTAAACATCTGTCACGTTTGCTTTTTTCTTCTTGTATATTTTCTTTAGATTTAATAAACTCTAATATTTTTACAATATCGTTTAATTTTTTTAAGAAAATTTCAAATTCTTGAGGATTATCTTTTATATATTCTGCTCCTAAATCAATAAAACCATTTATAGCGTCATCAACGATCAATGTGTATTCTCTAAAAAGATTAGGTTTTACTTCTTTTATATCTAGTAAAAGAGAATCTATTTTGTTAGAAAGAGGTTTAATTTTATCAAAGTTGTTCATCTTCTATATTGAAGTCTTTTTTCATTTTTTCTATTAAATTCGAAAGATTTTGATTTATTTTAGAAGCTTTTTGATTTTTTTCTTCTAAAATTTTATGTTTAATAATTTCCTCTTTAATAAATTGTTTTAATTCTGATCGTTTCATAATATATTGTTTTATCACCAAAAACCACTAAAGTTTTTTGCGCCTCCTAGTTGTTTCCAGTAACGACCGATTCTACAACTCCAATATGAAGGTTTTGTACGGTCAGTTTTTTCAGAACATCTATGTCTTTTCGCAAATGCTTGCCTAGCTTTAGGATCATTAATTTTAACAGATAACCCAGTTGTGTCTCCAAAAGATACTTTTTTAACTTTACCTTTATCTCTTACGTAAACATAGAATTTTTTAGATCCTCCACGTTTTGGTTTTCCAATTGGTGGTGTTTTCTTTTTATCTGCTTCTTCGAGTTCTTCTTCCTCCAACATAGGTAAGTCTAAAGGTACTTTAACACCTTCATACATTCCATAGTTACCTAAGTCAGTTTCCTCTAAAATTTCTTTATCATCATCGTTTACATGAATAATTTCACGTAAATATA